CTTTACCGCTTTTTGCAAGAAAAAAGAGGCTCATCAAACGATGAGCCTCGAAAGGAAAGCACCCGTCGCCTCCCCGACCAAGAGTGCGGCGGCGGGCACCGGAGAGTTGTATTGCTACAACCCAAGTATAGAGCGACAACCACGAAGCCACTATACCCGTCAATAGTATATCATACTCTCCATTAAAAATCAATGGAGGAATCAAAGAAATGCAGATTTTATCGGTATCCGAATTTGGTATGTTCTGCAAAGAACTGAATCCAAGTTGCTATGTTTTTGCTACGGAGAATCAGCCGTGGAATACCGTACATAGCACTATCAAAGCAGTAGCAAGATATAAAATTATGGTGACATCACTTAGCCCCGACTGCATTTCCTTTAAGAGTGATGTTTCTTGTATTTGCTTTGAACGTGTTAAGAGAGTCCTTGTTAACCCAGAAAACCCAGGTATTGGAACGGTTTTCACCATAGTTTGCGGTGATAAAAAGAATTCTTTGAACGATGTTTCTTATACACTCATAGCGGATTAGAAAAATTTTTTTGAGCAAAAATTAAAATTAGCTTGACAAACGCAAAAAGATGTGCTATACTTATCCCGTAAACTGAACGGCGAAAGGATGTGGCACCTTGAGTAATTTGAACAGGCAGCCTCAAATAGGAGACATCTATTTAATGCACTTTGGAGGAAGTGGCAGCGAGCAGAGCGGGTGGAGACCGGGATTGGTCTTCCAGAATAATATCGGGAATGCTTATAGCCCGAATATTATCGCGCTCCCCCTTACAAGCGCTGTGAAAAAATCGTCACAGCCGACCCACGTATTCATTCCTTCCGAAGGAACGGGTTTAAGAAAAGATAGTATGGTTTTGTGTGAGAACCCAGAAAGAATGTCAAAAGAACGTATCGGGAACTACCTGACAACGCTGCCGGACGAATATATGAGCCGCGTTGCGGCGGCTAACCTGCTTGCGTCGTCGGCAATATCGTTTCTTGAACCGGATGTACTCCTTGTATTATGGCAAAAAGCCATTTCATTGAACGCAACTGCAACGGTTGCGTGATACATAGAAGGAGGTACGCTATGTTTAATCAAGAACTCAAGGAAAAATTCATTAAAGAGTACACTGCAAGTATTAGTGTAAGAGAAGCCTGTGTTTCTGCGTTTAATGCATTTGAGAAACACGAAGTTGCTTGGGGTGCCGATTTATGTACGAGAAGTACAGAAGAACTACAGCCAATCGTTGATGAACTTATTGGTATCAGAGCAAGAAGCAAACTGTTAAGGGTTACATTTCTAAGGGACTATGTAAAATGGTGTATTGATAACGGCGTCCCTGGGGTTTGCGACGGTATGCTATTTGTGAACACATCTGGTGTTGAAAAAATGAAGCATCAAACCGTAACGAGTCCGCTGCATCTGCAGGTATATCTCAATCAGATTTGCGAGCCAGAATCCGAGGAAACGACAGATAATATCTACCGATGTTTCTATTGGCTTGCGTATGCCGGTGTGCCAGAAGAGGAAATACTCCAGATAAAAGCCAGCGATGTTGATTTATCAAGTATGGTTGTTCGACACAACGGCGAAGAATATCCAATTTATCGTGAGGCTATACCGGCTTTTAAGAATTGTATCAATCTAACTCAGTTTATATATAAACACCCCAATTATTCTGCTGATAAGGTGGTTTACAGGGAAAGAGCCGACGGCGATACCCTTGTACGTGGGATACGCTCTACCCCATCTGTCACGGCAATGAGAGTTGAGTTGTCCAGACGTTCAAAGCGATGTATCGAGGAAAAGAAGACGGAGCTTAAGCTAAGTTACTACAGGGTTTGGATTTCTGGATTGTTTTACAGGATGTACGAGAGAGAACGCGCTGGGTTGCCCGTGGATTTTTCAGATGCAGCGGCTCATTTTATGGAAGGTAAAACATATAAGCTCGAAAGCAGTAGAAACACACCGGCGGCATATCAACGCAAGGTAGCTGGTGATTACTTGCGGGACTACGAACATTGGAAGATGACATTCATCTAAAAACGAGATTGCCTGCTATGCGGGCTTCTCATTACATATATCAAGATAATTATAATACCTGCATAATACAGGGGTGTAGCCAAGCGGTAAGGCATAGGACTTTGACTCCTACATTCGCTGGTTCGATTCCAGCCACCCCTGCCAGGCGAAAGCCAATAAAAATAACATAGAGAGGAGGTCATCATTTGAATAATAAAGAAAGGTTTCTATCGTTATGCCAATCTGTTAACCGAGAAGGAATTTCAGAGCTTGTGAAGTGGCTTGAAGAAAATGATTTCTACACTTGCCCCGCGAGTACAAGATTTCACGGAGCGTATCCGGGCGGGTTATTAGAACACTCGCTAAACGTCTATGATGAAACAAAACGGCTTCTAAGTGTATACCCAGAAATCAATGTTTCTGAGGAAAGTGTAGTAATCTCGGCTCTGTTCCACGACCTTTGCAAGGTCAATCTCTACGCAACAGAAAAGCGAAACAGAAAGAATGAAAATGGGCAGTGGGAAAGCTACGATGCTTATACTCATAACGAAAAGTTTTGCTTTGGCGGACACGGTAGTAAATCGGTTTTTCTCGTTCAACACTTCATTAAGTTAACGCCGGAAGAAGCCGTGGCAATCAACTGTCATATGTCGTGCTGGGACGGAAACAAAGATGTCGGCAATGCGTTCGAGCAGTTCCCATTTGCGTGGCTGCTGCACGTAGCCGATGAAAGCGCAACTTACATAAAAGAATCAAAGGAGAAAGGTAAATGAGCGAACAATTAAATCTTGTTCAAAAGCTTGCCAAGATTAGGGCGATTTCGGACGTTGTATCTAAAGAAAAGAAGGGATACAACTACAGCTACGCAGATATTACTACAATCTTGGCTAACATCACAGCCGGTATGAAAAAGTATGGGGTATCTCTCATCCCGTCTATCGTACCAGGAACCTCGGAAGTCATTCAGAATGTAGTGGTTAACACGAAATTTGATAAGACCGGGAAGGCGTATGACCAGACAGTCACAGAGATGCTTGTCAAGGCAGATATGGTTTTCAAATGGGTTAACGATGAAAAGCCTGATGATTATATTGAGGTGCCCTGGGTTGTAACTGGCTCTCAGGGAGACCCATCTCAGGCTCTGGGCTCGGGGCTCACATATTGCACCAGATACTTCCTCTGCAATTATTTCCAGATTGCTCAGGCGGATTCTGATGTAGATACATATAGAAGCAAACAGAAGGCGGCAGAGGCGTCGGAAGACAAGGCAATCGCAGAGGGAATTATCGAGCAGTTCGATACAATTCTTAAAAAGTACCTTGCCGACCATCAGGACAAAACAGATGATGTCAAGAAGTTTATCAGCAAGTTTGCGAAGAACGCAAACTACCTCGCCATTAAGGAACCTGCGCTTGCGTCCAAGTTGCTCGAAGATTTCCAGAAAACATTTTTGAAGGGAGAATAATAAATGGGATTTCGTAAAGAGTCTTACGCGACAGTATGGTCTGTCGAGGCTGTGTCGGATACGTTAACAAAGGCGCGTATTTCCATCAGTCGCAAGAACAAGCAGACCGGAGAATATGAAACGGATTTTAGCGGCTTTGTTAGTTTTGTAGGAACAGCAGCCGCAAAAAAGGCTTCTCTCCTTAAAGAGAAAGACCGCATTCGTCTTGGAGATGTTGATGTTACAAACAAATACGATAAAGAAAAGAACGTGACATATACAAACTTCAAAGTCTTTAGCTTTGAATGTCAGGACGAGAACGAATCGACATCTACTCCTGCCGAGGGCGGCACCAATAACGTAGACGAAGGCGAAGTGGACGATTCCAGATTGCCGTTTTGAGGACGGTAATCTATGGGAGAGATAAGTTATCGTCCTCTCATAGAGGATATGTTATGGAGTTACAGTCGTATTGAGTGCTTTAACGACTGTCCGTACCGTTGGTTTCTTAAATACATTAAAAAATGCGAAGAGACACCACAGTTTTACAGCTCTTACGGTTCATTTATGCACAAACTGATTGAACAATTCTACCGTGGTGAATTAACAAAGGAAGAAATGCAAACCAAATTCCTCTTTGATTTTAGTAAAGAGGTTCAGGGTATTAGACCGCAGGAAAGTACGGTTAAAAAGTACATTGAATGTGGACTTCAATACCTGAAAAGGTTTGAACCCTTCCCCTACACAATGCTTGGTGTAGAAAAGAAGGTTAACTTTGAAATCGGTGGTATCCCGTTTGTTGGTTTTATAGATTATCTCGGAGAAAAAGATAACGAGCTATACATAGTTGATAATAAGTCGAGAGACCTGAAACCACGGAGTGGTAAGAAACAACCGACTGTCAAAGACAAAGAGCTTGATGAGATGTTAAGGCAGTTATACATATATTCAGCGGCTGTAAAGCAAGAGTACGGGAAATTTCCAAAAGCACTATGTTTCAACTGTTTTAAGGCAGGCACATTCATAGAGGAACCATTTAATGAAAAGGCATATAACGAAGCAATAGAGTGGGCAAACAAGAATATCGAAGATATAAAGAACGCAGATGACTTTTACCCGAATGTAGAGTTCTTCAGTTGCTATTACATATGTGGTGTCAGCGATGAATGTTGTTATTGGCAAGCGAGGTAATACAACATGATGAGAGCTGAAGACATTAACAGTCTGGAAAGCGAGTCTGGCATTATCGCTTCGCTAATACACAACCCAGAGTTCTCTTTTTACTCAGAACATCTGTTACCAAACCACTTTACAAACAAAGAAAACAGATGCGTGTATACGGCGATATGCGACCTTGCCCGTAAGGGTATAACCACAATAGACCCTTACAATATTATTGAAGATTTGAACTCCTCCGAGGCGACACGAAAATATGCCGACGAATTATCCATTGAAAAACTCCAAGAACTTGTTGAAATGAGCGATGTTCTCGCCAGAAGCTCGGTTGAAGAGTACAAAATGCTGGTCGATAATGTTCTGGATGCAGCGTTTAGACGCGATATGTTCCAAATAATGAAAGAAGGTCAGGCGCTTTGCTATGACCGGTCTACAGAGAACATAGAGCAGAAGATTTACAACATTATTGACGGAGTAATGACAGAATTTTCAACAGCAAACGAGATTCCACCGTACAAAGACGTCGTGGATGAGTGCTGGGAGGAGATTAAATCAAGGCAAAGCAATGGATTTGCCGGAATTCCATTTAAGTTTCCGGCGCTTAACGAATACGCGACGATTGAGCCGGGCGAACTCTTTATTTTCGCTGCGGAAGCCAAGCAGGGCAAGTCAATGATGCTTCTGAACTGCGCAATCGACCTTTTGAAGAAAGACCTTGCCGTTTTATACCTTGATAGCGAGCTCAACACAAGATTATTTACAGCCAGAGTCCTTGCGCACCTTTCTGGCGTCGAGTATAAGAGGTTAACAGCCGGAAATTACTCGGAAGAAGAGGCAAAACGCATAGATGAGGCGCGAGAGTGGATGAAAACGAGAAAATTCACCCACATATACATACCGATGTTCGACCAACAGAGTATTTACACGGCTGTTAAAAAGGTAAAGCATACACAAGGGTTAGATGTACTCATTGTTGACTACTTTAAGGGCTCCGGCGACGGAGACGCGTTCGATTCCTATCAGGAACTCGGCAGGTTTGTTGATATGGTTAAAAACCAAATATGCGGTGAGATGGGAATTTGCGGAATTGGCGCAGCGCAAGCCACAATCAACGGTAAAGTTGCTGATTCGGCTAAAATCGGTAGAAATGCGAGCACAATAGCGCTAATCCAAGACAAAACGCCAGAAGAAGTAGAGGCTGACGGTGCAGATTGCGGAAACAAGAAGCTTCGTGTCATCCTAAACAGGAACGGTATGCAGATGGCGCAGGGAGAATACATAGATTTGTTCTTTGACGGCAACAGAATAATGTATTCGGAGGCAAAGCAGCATATCCCGCAAACGCCATACTAAAAAATCGTTGTAAAATGTCAAGATAAATATAATAACTGCAAGGAGCGTACCATATATGGCAAAAGATTTAACAGGACAACAGTTTGACAGGCTATATGTTGAAGAAAAATCTGAACTAAAAAGCAAAGAAGGACGGGCTATGTGGGTATGCTCCTGCTCTTGTGGCAATAGGGTATTGGTTGATACTAAAAGTTTAACGACTCGTGCAACGAGGAGCTGTGGTTGTTATAGCAGAGAAGTTCATAGCCGGATTTTCACAAAACACGGAGCAAGCAAGAGTAAATTATACTTCGTCTGGAGTGATATGAAGTCCAGATGCTCTGACACTAACGCTATGCCTTATCAAGACTATGGCGGTCGCGGTATTAAGGTGTGTGAAGAGTGGGTTGCATCGTTTGAAAGCTTTCAACGATGGGCTTTGGCTAATGGATACAAACAGGGGCTTACACTCGACAGAATAAATGTGAATGATGGTTATACTCCTGAAAATTGTAGATGGGTCACAATGAAAACCCAGTGTAATAACAAGAGAAATAACCGATTTATTTCATACAAAGGTGAAACACACACTATTAGCGAGTGGAGCGAAGTCACCGGGATAAGCAAAGCGGTTCTTCGTTATCGATTAAATGCTGGCTGGAGCGTTGAGGACGCTTTGTCAGTTCAACCAATCAGGGGTGGAAACTATGGAATTAAATGACCTGATTGAAAGCATTGACATCGTAGACTACATCTCCAAGTTTACCGACCTGGAAGAACGTAATGGTGAGTTTTGGGGGCTCAGCCCATTTACGCAAGAAAAAACACCTTCTTTTTCAGTTCGTCGAGAAACAAATAGCTTCTATGACTTCTCAAGTGGTATTGGTGGCAACGTATTTACCTTCGTAAAGCACTACTACAGATGCTCTGGTCGAGAGGCGGTGGAAGTCCTCAAAAAATATGCTGGTTTTGACGGCGAAATAAAGGCTCCAAGGGAGAAAATGGCGGCTACAATCACCTGTAAACGGTTTTTGAAGCCAAAATCAACTCAAAAAGCGTCAACAGCGACAGTTTTACCGGACAACTATATGGAAAGGTACGAACAGAGAGACGAAAAACTTGCCGTTTGGGAGTCAGAAGGCATTTCCAGAGCATCTTTAGAGCGTTTTCAGGTGTTTTACGATAGTTTTTCAGACAGATTAGTATATCCAATCCGTAATCTTGAAGGGAAAATCGTCAATATTGGCGGTAGAACACTCGACCCACAGTGGAAGGAGAAAAACCTCAGAAAATATTGCTATTTCCACTCCTGGGGAACGATGGATACCATATATGGACTTGCTGAAAATATGGAATTCATCAAAAAACAGGGCGAAATTATCCTATTCGAGGGTTGTAAAAGCGTTTTGCTTGCTGATACCTGGGGAATAAAGAATACAGGCGCGATACTCACCTCGCACCTCAACCCACACCAGATGAAAATCCTTGCAAAATTAGGTTTCAGAGTAGTTTTTGCTTTGGATAAAGACGTAAGGATACGAGACGACCACAATATTGCCAAATTAAAACAATATGTCAATGTCGAATATGTGTGGGATAAAGCGGATTTACTTGGAGAAAAAGACGCGCCGGTTGATAAAGGTGTAGAGGTGTTTAAGAAGCTTTATGAAGAGCGACTGAGATATAGATAATGTATATTTGATTGTCAAATTTGTTGGCAAATTCCATAATTCGAGCCTGTGAAACCTGGATTTTTTGCCACAATGGGTATTCTTGCATAGCTTTTAGGTCGTCCGCCGTTAGTCTTTTGTCGTTATGTCCCATAATTTCTACTCTTCCTTTCGATATTTGTGAGTAAAATATACATTTCGTTTAGCGGAGGGAAAGACAGCACAGTCCTTTTGGATTTGGCGAGGCGAATTATTCCAGATGTTCGTGCAGTTTTTGTAGATACAGGTCTTGAATTCCCAGAGCTGAGAGACTTTGTTAAGTCGGTTCCTAATGTTACGTGGTTAAAACCTGATATGAATTTTCGCAAAGTGATTGAGGTTTATGGATACCCCGTAATAAGCAAATTGATAGCCAAGAACTTACACGCGGCGCGGTCTAACCCAGATTGTTATTGTGCCAAGAATATACGCGGAGAGCAAAAGGGTTCAATATTCAATTCATCTGGCAAATGGAGCTACTTGATAAACGCTCCTTTCCAAATATCAGATTATTGTTGTACAAAAATGAAGAAACAGCCCGGTCAAAAGTTCCGTAGGCAGACAGGATTACATCCTGTATATGGTACTATGGCGTGCGAAAGCTTGTCGAGAAGAGCGGCTTGGCTTAAACACGGATGTAATGCCTTCGACGGGAAAGAACCATCATCACAGCCAATTTCGTTTTGGACAGAGCAAGACATATTAAAATACATAAAAGAATATGAAGTTCCCTACGCTTCCGTCTACGGCAAAATCGTTGAAGATGACAACGGAGTCTTGTACACGACAGGATATAAGAGAACCGGATGTGTCTTCTGTGGGTTTGGGTGTCAGAGAGAAAAAGAGCCTAATAGATTTCAAATGCTTAAGCTGTCACATCCAAAGCTGTGGGAATATTGCATGAAGCCGTGGAACGAAGGCGGTTTGGGGATGAGAGAAGTTCTTAATTATATTGGCGTGAAAACAGAATAGACGAGGTGGTTAATATTAGTGAGTTCGCTTACAACAATAGCAGAGGAGGTGACAACCATTAACAGCGAAAAAAGATATATCCCATATCACGTCCATACAGAATATAGCCTTCTTGATAGTTGTGATAAACCACAAGCATATATAGATTTGGCAGTAAGGGACGGATTAAAAGCAATATCATTTTCAGAGCACGGTAAGCCATTAAATTGGACAGAAAAATACGGCGCTTGCAAAAAAGCTGGCATCCGATACATACACTCGGTTGAGATATATCTTACTGAGTCACTCGACGAAAAGGTTCGAGATAACTATCACACGGTTTTGATGGCGAGAAATATGGACGGAGTGAGAGAACTGAACGCTCTTGTGAGTAAGTCCTGTGACGAGCAGCATTTTTACTATACAAATAGGTTAAGCTTCGACGAGTTTCTCGGTTTATCAAATAACATTATTACAACGAGCGCCTGTTTAGCGTCTCCTCTTAACAAGCTTCCAGAAACACATCCGAGATATATGGAGCTTGCGCGAAAATATGACTTTCTCGAAGTTCAGGCGCATAATCATCCAGAGCAAATTGAGTTTAACAGGAGACTCTTAAGGCTTTCTAAAGAACTTGGCAAGCCACTTATTGCAGGAACAGACACACATAGCTCAAGCAAATACAAAGCTGAATGTAGAGCAATTTTACTCTCTGCAAAGCATAAATCATACGGTGACGAAGACGCTTTTGACTTAACTTATAAGACATATGACGAGCTTGTCGAAATGTTTAGGGCTCAGGGTGCATTGCCAGAGGATGAATATCTGAGAGCTATTGAGAATACGAACCTTCTTTACAATATGACAGAAGATATTGAGCTCGATACAACGATAAAGTACCCCATCCTTTACGGTACAAGAGAGAACGACTCAAAAATGTTTGTTGATACGGTGGAGAGAAAGTTCAAAGAAAAGCTCGAAAGTGGGATAATTCCTCCCTCTCAAGAACAGGCATTTCGCGCAGCAATCGACGAAGAAATGCGAGTTTTTCAAAAGCTTCAGATGGATGGGTTTATGCTTTCTATGTCAGAACTGATTTGCTGGTGCAAGTCTCAGGGTATGGCAATCGGGACTGCAAGGGGCTCAGTTGGGGGCTCAAGGGTTGCCTACGTAACAGACATTATCGACCTTAACCCAGAGGTCTGGCACACGGTGTTCTCCAGGTTTTGTAATGAGGACAGAAAGGAAATTGGCGATATAGATATTGACTGCGTTGAATCTGACAGACCGGCTATTTTCCGCTACATCACAGACAGATTTGGAGAAGATAAGACGGCACGCGTCGCTTCATTCGGAACGATGCAGGCGAAAGGTGTTATTGATGATGTCGGTAGAGCTCTCTCTCAAAAATGGAGCGCAGAACATCCGGGCAGAAACGATAATCCGTGGAGCCTGCCGAATGTATCAAAAATCAAGGACGAATTCGACTCAGACGAAGAGAAGACCAAAAAGAAGTATCCAGAACTGTTCTACTACTTCGACGGGCTTTATGACACAAAGATTTCTCAGTCTGTTCACCCTGCCGGAATGGTGATAAGCCCAATCACGTTAGTGGACAATTTCGGGGTGTTTGATAAGGACAACGAAAACTGCCTGATGCTGGATATGGAAAACATCCACGATTTCACAGGACTCGCAAAATATGACTTCTTGATATTGAAAACGGTGCAGGTAATCCGCGACACCTGCAGGTATCTGAACAGACCATATCCACAAACACACGAGATTGATTGGAATGATGAGGAGGTTTGGGCTGATATGATTCGTAACCCGTCTGGCATATTCCAGTTTGAAGGTGCATTTGCATTTGATAGTCTGAAAAAGTTTACTCCGAAGAGTATCTTCGATATGTCAATCGTTACGGCGTGTATTCGTCCGTCCGGCGCATCTTACAGAGACGTTCTATTAGCAAGGCAACCGCATAAGAATCCGTCGGAAATCATCGACGAGCTGTTAAAGGACAACCTCGGATACTTAATCTACCAAGAAGACACAATCAAATTCTTACAACAAATATGCGGGCTTTCTGGTAGCGAAGCGGACAACATCAGGCGAGCAATCGGTCGAAAACAAAAGGACAGACTGGACGCTGCGATGCCGTCAATTCTCGAAGGGTATTGCTCAAAATCTCCACAACCAAGAGAGGTTGCGGAGCAGGAAGCAAAAGAGTTTTTGCAAGTTATTGAAGACAGTGCGTCATATCAGTTCGGATATAACCACTCTGTCGCCTATTGCCTACTCGGATACCTGTGTGCCTATTACCGTTACTACCATCCAATCGAATTCATCACTTCGTTCCTAAATAATGCGGCAAATGAGGACGACATACGGAATGGAACCGCATATGCGAATCGCGTAGGAATAAAGGTTACGATGCCAAAATGGGGTTTGTCTAAGAGCGAATACTTCTTCGACAAAGAGAAAAACATCATAGCAAAGGGGCTAACCTCTATTAAGTATATGAGTAGCGGTATTGCAGAAGAGTTGTACGAGCTTGCACATCACAAAAGTTATAGGCGGTTCACAGATTTGCTTTTTGACCTCGACCAGCAAACATCATTAAATACGCGTCAGCTCGACATCTTAATCAAACTGGATTACTTTTCTGATTTTGGCAATCAAAGAGAGCTCCTTAGAATTACAGAGATGTTCTACGACACGTTCAAAAAGGGGCAAGCTAAAAAGATTAGCAAGGATAAGGTAGACGGTACGCCGCTTGAACCGATAGTAACGAAATATGCGGTTGGCGTAACAAAGACAGGCGGCGTTGCAAAAAGCTACACCCTACTCGATGTTGTTTCCATTATGGAAGAAACGGAGGACGCTATCAAGGCAATACACATGGACGACCTGAGCGACTTATTGAAGGTGCGTAACTTTGTAGATGTTATGGGTTATGTAGGTTATGTTTCTGGTAAAGAAGAAGACCGAAGAAAGCTCTATGTTATGGAAGTATACCCGCTTGCGAGAAAGCGCGACGGAAAGCAGTTTGGGTATTCCATCGTGACAAAGTCCATTGGCAGCGGCAAAGACAGCCGGTTCACGATGTTTAACAAAGTATACGATACCGACCCGATACATAAAGGAGACATTATTTACTGCAAATCATTCGAGCGTGATGGGAAGTATTTCACAATGACTGGTTTCAGTAAAATTTACTAAGGAGGTTTTATGGAGGTACTTAATAGCCAGTCTTTCGCAAATGTTCTAACAAGGTGCTATGAGAACACAAGGTACAGAGCCGCTGTTGTGTTTGCCGTTCGTAATTCGTTCAAACTATTCGTTGACGAGATTAGAGGAAGGTACGCAACCGAAGCTATCCCCGGCGTAGAAAAGACGGTTAAACTACACCAAAATTCATTGAGAATACAGTATGAAAACGGTAGTGTCATCGAGGCGTTCGTAATTAACCCGAGCAGCCGTGGTAAAAGGTACAACGAGATTATTTACGACGAGGATGTTGATACGGAACTTCTCAGACAAATCTTACAGCCTATGCTTATTCCGTACAAAGTGTACGAAGGCTCACCAGATTACGGCGACGAAGAAGAGTTCGACACAAAAGAGCTCGACGAATTCTTAAAGTCGTTACAGACCACTCCGTAATCCGCTGTGCGTTGGCGATAAAAAGTTAATAAAAACTATGTTTTATATACATAAAGGAGTTTTAGTATGGCAAAAGAGATTACCTGCAACAAATGTGGTAAAAAGTTTGACATCTGGGACACACAAGAGAATTTCTCGGTATACCGACGTCTCGGATATGGCACAAAATACGACGGCGATGACCTTGAGTTAGACTTGTGCTGCGATTGTATGGAGAAGCTCATCGATGAGTGCATCATTTCTCCGATAGTTGAAAATAATCATACATAATCAAGATAAAAATAATAACTGCTGAAAGGAGTAGGTTATGAATCAGTATGACGCCTGCGAACACGCATATCAAAATGGTCGGGAAGAAGGATATGCAGAGGCGCTCAGAGAAGCGGGTGTGCACATCGTAGATGGTTGCGGTTGTGTATCAAACGCAAAGGTCTTCGGACTTGAAGATAGTATCAGGCGAGCGAAATTTCCAATGTCAACAGACGTGGACGCTCTAAATAAGGAACTCACAGACGGCATCAGGTCTCTTGCTCAAAGCGGTAACGGCGAAGGGCACGACCAGTGGCTTACAGGTGTGATTGTGCAGTTTGATTTGACATTCAGCAATAAGGGTTGGGTAGAAGCAGAAAGATACCACTTCCTTGATTTCGTGAGTTCTCAAAGCACAATGCACCGTATCGCAAAGTTTAATCTCGACGAGGCTTATGACACGGAATACGTTGATAGCCGTATCGTTGAGATTATGAAAGAAAAGGTACAAGAGTATAACGCAACGGAAGATAGCGAGCTTAAGAAGCATAAGTACCTTGAGGTTTTATATAACAATCCGGCTGGTTTTAAGATTACTGCCGGGATGACAACGAATTATCGCCAGCTTAAAACGATTTATTGTCAGAGAAAGAACCATCGTTTGCCAGAGTGGAGAGAATTCTGTAAGTGGATTGAAACACTGCCACATAGTGAGTTAATTACCGCCACAAAAAGAGGTGATTAACATCGAAAGCAGGATAAACAACCCATATCGGATGAAGCAACTGATTGACTTCAAAGGTCTTGCAGTAGACGGCAATATCTATCCGACGGATATTGATGGGTTGATTGAGTACAAGGATGCTGAATACATAATTTTTGAAGTTAAATACGGAGATGCGGAAGTTCCATTCGGACAGCGTCTTGCGCTGCAAAGAATGGTAGACGACTTTACAAAGGCTGGGAAACAGGCGGTTGTTTTCATATGTGAGCATACTGTTAGAGACGCAAATAAGCCTGTGGTAGCAGCGTGGTGTAAAGTACGCGAGATTTATTACGGGAAGGAAAAGGAATGGCGAGCGCCAGACTCAGAGATTTCCGTAAGAGCGGCGGTAGATAGCTTCCAAAAATTCTCCAGGCTTGTAGAACGCCAGCATAGAGAGGAGCTACAAATATGAAAGTAATCGCAATATCTGGACACGCCCAGAACGGTAAAGACACCGTTGCTGGAATGATGTCCAACCAGTTAACGGAACGCAAATATAGAGTTCTCGTTGCACATTATGCAGACCTTTTGAAATACATATGCAAGACATTTTTCGGGTGGGACGGCAACAAGGACGAACGCGGGAGACATATTCTCCAGTATGTTGGAACGGACATCATCAGGAAGGAAGCACCAGACTTTTGGGTTGATTTTATTTCTTCAATTCTTAAGTATTTCGGGAGCAACTGGGACTGGGTGATTATACCGGATTCAAGGTTCCCCAACGAAATCGATAAGCTTATAAAAGACGGGTTCAACGTGACACATATCAGAGTGGTTAGAGGGAATTTTGATAGCCCGCTCACACCGGAGCAGCAAAGGCATCCATCTGAAACGGCTCTTGATGACGTTACGCCGGACTACTACATCAACAACGATGGTACTCTTGGTGAACTCGAAACGAAGATTACAGACTTAGTCAAGGAGATAGTCAATGCGCACTAAAAGAAAAGGATACTACGATATCGAAATCGATGTGGAGCAGGTCTTGATGGATAACGGTGAAATTGAGTCGTTGTTCTATTTGAAAGATTTGAAACAGAGAAAGCTGTTCCTCAATTTTGACATCGAGCAAATGTCTATTGCAGATATCGTTAAACACATTATGCAGTTCAATAAAGAAGACAAAGGAATCGAACCGAAAGACAGGCGACCTATTCTTCTGTATGTAACCTCAAACGGCGGCGAGGTGGATTCTGGTTTTGAGCTGATTGATGTAATCCAAAATAGCAAAACGCCGGTTTATACGATTAACCTCGGATATCAGTACAGTATGGGATTTCTTATCGGTCTTGCCGGACATAAGAGATTTGCAACACCAAATGCAAAGTTCCTTATGCACGATGGCTCAAACTTCATTTATAACTCTGGGGCTAAAGCCCAAGACCAGATGGAATTTCAGAGGAAGGTTGAAGAGCGTGTTAAGCGTTATATCCTGTCGAGGAGCCAGCTTACAAGTGCGGAGTACGATAGCAAACTACGAGTCGAATGGTATTTATTTGCGGACGAGGCTAAGAAAAAGGGTTTTGTAGATTATATCATCGGCGAGGATTGTGATATGGATGAGGTGATTTAATCATTGGAGACAAAGAAACTCACTGTGCTTGTCGATATCGACGACACTATTGAGTATCTGCTTCGAGCGTGGATTGATTGGCTGAATGAAAAACACGGCACGAGCGTTAAATATGACGACGTTACAGATTGGGACATTAGCACGTTCTTTCCGGCATTAACGACGGACGAAGTCTTCTACCCGCTGCATCAGGAAGATTTTTGGAAACGCGTCAAACCAATGCCAGATGCGATTGAATACTTAAAAAGATTGATGGACGACGGCTCTAATGTGTATCTGTGTACGTGTACAGATTATAGAAACGTAAGACCGAAATATGAATATATCATACAGAAGCACTTCCCGTATATTGATTGGAGTCAAGTGATTGTTGCGAGTAAAAAGCAAATGATTAACGCGGATGTATTGGTTGACGACGGCGTCCACAACCTTTGCGGTGGCGATTATTATAAGATACTCTTCACCGCTCCGCACAACAGGGCTTTTGACGCAGAAGCACACGGTATGACAAGGGCTGATAACTGGGGAGAAGTTTATAGAATCGTCTGTGAATACGCAGACAAGAAGGGGCGTGAACATAATTAACAATATTATCTTATATTCGACCGGATGCCCTAAGTGCGAGGTGCTTAAGAAAAAGCTTGCAGAAAAAGGTATCCGATACACAGTAAACGAATCGGTTGAGGAGATGCTTTCGCTCGGCATTGAACAGGTTCCGGTTCTTAAAATAAATGAAGAGTTACTGCCGTTTTCCGCCGCTGTCAAGTGGATTAACGACAAAAACTAAAAGGAGTACATATGGAGATACGCTTAAAACTATCCAAAGACTTTGAAAGATGTCTGGATGAACTCAAGGAAAAATACGGCGAGGATTTTGAATGGCTTAATGGATTACACCCGAGTCAACTCGATTTTTCAGAGTTTATCGACAACTTTGTGGATAAGGCAACGCTTGCGGATTCGACGATTGACCCGAACGCGAACGCAAACCACAAGGATATCCGCAGCTTTATGACGGAAAAGGCAAAAAGTGAAGATAAGCTGTTCGGACTCAGTAAAATTTTTGACACCATTAAAAAGCAGTGGGGGCTTCGCACGGCAAAGCAGTGGCTTGAACAGGAGTTTAGTCGTGGATTCTATCTAAACGACAGCACAACGGCAAGTTATTTCCCATACTGCTGGGCGAACGACTTTACAAGACTCGCAAAGGAAGGATTATTCTTCCTCGATAACTATAATAACCAAGCGCCAAAACATCTTACCACTTATTTGGACGATGTGATTGAGTTCGTTTCCTTCCTGTCAAACCGTCAGTCCGGTGCCGTAGGAATGCCGAACGTCATCATCTGGGCTTGGTACTTCTGGAAGCTGGATTCTGAAAACGGATATTATATGAAAAATCCAGACTACTACCTTAAACAGCAGTTCCAGAAGCTCGTTTATAGATTAAATCAGCCATTCCTGAGAATTGACCAGAGCGCCTTTACAAACATTTCGATTTTTGACCGTCCATATCTTGAAGCGCTCTTCGGTGGCGTCGAGTTCCCAGACGGAACGCTCGCTATCGACCATATTGAAGACCTCGTAAACTGCCAGAAGACCTTTATGGAGGTTGTGAGCGAAATCAGAGAGGTCAATATGTTTACATACCCAGTTCTGACATACTCCTTGCTCTACGTAGGTGGAAAGTTCGCGGACGAAGACTTCGCAAGGTGGTGCTCTAACCATAATATGCGCTGGTCTGACAGTAATTTCTTTGTCAGCGACAATGTTGGAGTCCTGTCCAACTGCTGCAGATTGCTCAGCGACACACAAAAGCTCGACGCGTTTATCAACTCTATCGGTGGAACGGCGCTGAGCGTTGGTTCCTGCCGTGTAAGCACAATCAATCTTGTCCGCATTGCTTATGAAAGCAAAATGAACAAAACGAAATATCTCAAAATCTTAAGAGATAGGGTTTTGCTCGATTGCAAAGCGTTGACGTCTATGCGACACATCATCAAGCGCAACATCGAGAAAGGCTTGCTTCCAAACTATCGTGACGGAGCCGTAGAACTCAGTAAGCAGTTCTGTACTATCGGCGGCATCGGTATGTATGAAGTTATGGATTTATTCGGGCTGATTGATACTGACGAGGTCGGGTGCAAGAGCTACTCTGACGAGGCGGTGAAATTCGCGACGGAGATTCTCGACGTAATCAACGACGTAAAAGACAACTTTGAGTGTGACTTCACTTTTAATCTTGAGATGATTCCGGCAGAGAACTGCGCAGGTGTTATTTGCCAGGCAGACAACCTTCTGTTTGAACAGGATAAATACTTCATCTACTCCAATCAGTGGATTCCACTCATGGAGAAATGCACAATTCAAGAGAAGTGCAGGCTCGGTTCTCTGTTCGATAAGAAGTGCGGTGGCGGTTGTATTGCTCACATCAATATCGAGAACCGATTCCCGAACGAGGAAACTGCGTGGGATATGCTGAACTACGTTGCTGCTCAAGGCGTTATTTACTTTGCGTTTACTACCAAGATTAGTGTTTGCAAGTATAAGCACGCATTTATCAGCGAGACACATTGTCCTGTATGCGGCGAACCCATTGCGGATACATATGCGAGGGTCGTTGGCTTCTACACACCAACGAGTAGCTATCAGAAAATCAGAAAGAAAGAATTTGACAAGAGGCGTTGGATGAATGTCCTGTCAAATGAAGGAGTAATGCAGTGAACACAGGAGAAGAATTAACGATTGAACAAGAGTTTATCGTGCTTGGAGTTCCGGCTTCGACCGTAGAGCTTACCATTAACGCTAAGATTTGGCGTGACGGAGAGGTTGCTGAAGTCAGCCGCAAAATGCCGTTTGAAGAAGTACGGGATGCCATTAAAGAAGCACAAGAAGGATACATACCGTCAGACGCAATCTTTACTCTTACAGACCTCGGACGCGAAGAACTTGAAAGATTAAAGGGAAAATACTCTGACGACGAGGAAGAATAAATGCTTATCAAGGGATTGACGGATGAGGATTTCATCAACTATAAAAAGCCGTCTATGGTGATTATCACAAGCAAATGTGATTTTAAGTGTGACTATGAATGCGGTGAGGGCTGCTGCCAAAACAGCCCTCTCGCAAAAGCAGAAACGAAAGCGGTATCTGATGATGATATTATCCATCGGTACTTGCTGAACGATATTACTAAGGCAATAGTCTTTGCCGGACTTGAGCCATTTGAACAATTTGAGGAGATGTTCAATTTAATAGCCAAGCTACGTTTCAACTATCATTGCCCAGATACGGTTGTTATTTACACAGGTTTTAATAAAACTGAGATTTCATCAATGGTTGAAGCGCTAAAACCACTTGGAAATATCATCGTAAAGTTCGGACGATTTGTACCCAACCAAGAGAAGAAATATGATGATGTGCTTGGAGTATATCTTGCATCCCCTAACCAATACGCGGAGGTGATTTGTTAATGAGCACAAGCAATGCTCACTCTTTGTTCGTGACGCTCGGTGCATCAAACCATAGCGACACCGACAGAGAAATGAACGATTATTATGCCACAGACCCGCTCGCAATGGAATTACTATTAAAACTTGAGCAGTTTGCGCACAATGTTTGGGAGTGTGCTTGCGGAGCTGGGCATCTTAGTAAGGTTCTCGAAGAGCACGGATACAATGTTGCCTCTACAGACCTCGTGTACCGTGGATACGGTACGGGGGGGGTGGACTTCCTTAAGTCGGATGTAATTTTCGACGGAGATATTGTTACAAACCCACCTTATAAATACGCAAAAGAGTTTGCGCAACACGCAATAGAAAGCGTAACAGACGGGCACAAAGTAGCAATGTTCTTACGATTACAGTTTCTTGAAGGTAAGTCCCGTAGAGCACTGTTTGATAAGTATCCACCCAAAACAGTATATGTTGCAAGCGGCAGAATTAGTTGTGCAATGGGAGGCGACTTCGAGAATTATAACGGTGGAGCGCAGGCATACGCTTGGTTTATTTGGGAAAAGGGTTATACCGGTTCCACCACGGTTAAGTGGTTTAACTAATACATAAAGGAGTTTATATGGATAGTAAGTTTAATACGATTTCGTTTTGCAGAGAATCGTATAAAGAATTTTATGATTGTCTCGGCAAGAAATCGGTAAACGAAACAAAGCTGTTTGAGGATATTACGGCGTTTATCAAAGTCGCTATCCAAAACGGTTATCAGATGAAAATCTGGGACGACGGGTTAACTATCGTTATTGAGTATAACCACCAAGACGAGTCTCTTAGCGGCGTTAGCCTTGAGTGGCTCGACGAAAACGAATATGTCGAAAAATATATTGAAGATAACGAAGGTGACGAAGAATGAGAGTAATTCAGAACCCAGATACAGAATATGCCAACGAGATAAAGAAGCGTCTGAAAATGAATAACGGATATTGCCCGTGCACAATCAAAAAGACGCCAGACACAAAATGCAGATGTAAGGAGTTCCGAGAGCAGATTGCTCGCGGAGAACCGGGTGCCTGCCATTGCGGTTTGTGGGTTGCAAAGGAGTAGCTAATGGATGTTAGGGCTTTGTTTATCACATTATTTATGGCTATGTGGTGTGCCTTGATGGTATATCTCAATAACAACCACAGACGCCCAAAACACTAATACATAGGAGATACAGTTTGATGAATATCGATATTAAAAAGTTGCGCGATAGCGCTATCGTCCCAACGAGAGGTTCTGAATATGCTGCTGGATATGATTTATACGCCTGCGGAGAAGAAGATGCGTATCAATTAAGTCCGCACACGGTGTTGAAGGTGCCTACCGGAATTGCTATGGCTATTCCGAGCGGATATTTTGGTGCGGTTTTCGCACGAAGCGGTATTGCAACAAAAAGAGGATTGCGTCCAGCAAATTGTGTTGGAGTAATCGACTCCGACTACCGTGGAGAAATCATTGTCGCACTCAGAAACGATTCAGATGAGACGCAGGAATTTAATCGCGGAGAGCGAATCGCTCAGATTGTCATCGTGCCTTATCTTGCGGTTGAGTTTAATGAAGTAGACGAACTCGACGAGACGTCGAGGGGCGACGGTGGTTTTGGTAGCACAGGAACAGGTGTACAAGAGCAGGAGCAATACGAGCAGTTAAGTTTGTTTGACCTGCCAGGTATGAATTGCGAAGGATAACTTATAAAGCCGGGGCGGGTTTCTCACTCGCCTCGGCAGTAAAGGAGAAATATGGAGATACCAATTTGGGAGAAGTTTACACTTTCCATCGAAGAAGCATCTGTGTATTTTCGTATAGGTGAAAACAAGCTTCGCAAGCTCGTGAACGAGAACCCAGATGCAGAATACATATTGTGGAATGGAAACAGACCGCAAATCAAAAGAAAAAGATTTGAAAAGGTGATAGATGAAATAAATGCCATTTGACTTGATTTTTCTTAATATTTATGGTATTATATTTCTAATCTGTCAGCTCTTTTCGGAAAGGGGCTAAATGAACGAAAAGAGAAGAGATAATAAAGGCAGGGTTTTGCGGAACAGTGAAAGTCAACGACCTGACGGAAAGTATGAATTCAAATATCTTGACGCATTTGGGCGACGACGAAGTGTGTATAGTTGGAAGCTTGTTTCAACCGACAAATTGCCACCGGGCAAACGGGCGTGTGAGCCTCTGAGAGACATCGAGAAGCGTCTTTCCAGAGATTTTGATGACGGCATTGATGCTCATAAGGCTTATAAAACAACGCTTAACGATTATTACGACGAGTATATAGCCACGAAAATCGAGCTAAAGGCAACAACGCGAACGAACTATCAATATATGTACAAAAAGTTCGTAAGCGACAGTATCGGCACGATGCGATTGGTGGATATCAAATATAGCGATATCAAGAAGTATTACATCCACCTCATCAAAGACTTTGGATTCAAACCGAATACAGTAGACAATGTTCATACGTTGCTCCACCCCGTATTTGCAATCGCAGTTAGAGATGGAATACTGCGTGTTAACCCGACAGACGGAGCACTTGCGGAAATCAAGAGAAGTCATAATTGGGAAACACCAAAAAGGCACGCGCTTACGACCAAGCAACAGGAACGCTTCGTGGAGTTCGTATCACAGAATCCAATTTATAAACGGTGGATGACATTATTCACAGTAATGCTCGGCACCGGAGCACGCATAGGCGAGGTTAGCGGATTAAGATGGGAGGACTGTGATTTCGAGAATAACATAATCGAAATAAATCACAACCTCGTATATAATTCCCGTGGGCGAAACGGAGCACCAGAAGCACAAATTACAACTCCAAAAACGCGTGCGGGCATACGCATTATTCCTATGTTCTCCGAGGTAAAGAAAGCGCTGCTCGAAGAATATGAGCGCCAGAGAGAAGACGGATTTAATCCGTTGGTGGTTGATGGCTATACGCACTTCATCTTCTTTAACCGATATGGTCACGCGCTACACGGGCATTCTGTTAACAAAGTTATAGATAGAATTGTAAAAGAAGCGAATGCTCAGGAGCAGGAGCGAGCACGACAAGAGCACAGAGAACCGTTATTACTGCCACATTTTAGTTGTCACAATCTTCGCCACACATTTTGTACGAGGCTTTGCGAGAATGAATCCAATATCAAAGTGATACAGGAAATAATGGGACACAAAAACATAGAAACCACTATGGATGTGTATAGTGAAGCCACTAAAGAAAAGAAGATTGAGACGTTTGCGAACCTCGAAGGAGCCTTTAGAATCTCGTAGTGAATTTACGACAAATTTTACGACAAATGACAGCAAACTTATAAAGCTTTTTGAGAGTTTATAAGAAGTTCATCTCTCTTAAACCCGCATAAATACAGGGTTTTAAGAACTTATGAAAGGATATGTGATATTATGCTTCAAATCCCGACAATGAAGAGTTTAGACAAGTAAACCCTTGTGCGACAACGGATTGTAGGCAATCGCACCTTGAATTTACGACACTTTTACGACAAATGAGAAGAGTGCTGACAGAAAGAATAGCGTAACGCAATACTTAGAATCATTGCGAAATGGGAATAACGCACCCGCAAAAAAAGGCAGACTGGTATCAAAACCAATCTGCCTTATTTGTTTGTTGCTCGGTTTTCACCTAAGCCTTAATTGCCCTCGCCAGAAGAAGCTGGAGCAGCCATAATGCCAGCGGCGATAAGCGCGTCGAGCAGCGCCTTAAACTCGGCTGCTGTAGGAGCATCGCCTGCGGCTTCTGCGACATTAGCCGCCATTTTCACAGCGCCAGCTTTGTCGGCTGTCGCTGCACTCGGAGCATCTGCCGCCTCCGCAATATTGTCAATCCTTTTGGCAATATCGAGTAACAGTTTTTCTTTCAGGTTGGACGCTGCGCCAGGTGTCATGCTCGAAATGTTTACATTCTGACCGGCAATCTTAGCGAGCAGCAGTTCCAATCTGTCCCTAATTGTAGTATTCATTCGACGTCCTCCTATAAGAATATTTCACACCCACAAAACATTCAAATAGATTAGTCTGTTTCCTCACCCGGATGAGAAGTCTCATAATCAATCTTCCAATGAGACATTTCTTCGAGTAATAGCGCTGCAAAGCTATTGCCGTGCAGCTTGTTGATATATAAATCTTCCACATTCATTAAAGTCTTTTTCTCATACAGCGGTAACACTTGCGTATCATTGTATTTGTAAAAGATTGTTTTGATAATGTTGCGGCACTGTGTCTTGGTGAACTCGATGTTAATCTCGTTCATCTGCGTGACACCTTCCTTGAATTCTGCTTCATCTTGTATATGCCGCTCCAGCATCAGTTTGATTTGAGCAATGCTTTCAGACACCTCATCTGATTTACCATACTTCTTAAAGAGTTTTGAAATCGCACCACGAAATGTCTTTGACAGTAGCGCAATCAAGGAAGCGGCAGAAAGAATGACGCCGATAACGGCGGCGATATTCTTTACCACTTCCATCGATTACTCACCCGCTTCCCCGACGCCTTCGCCTCCAGCATTGAAGCCATTGTTGAATTCGTTTACAGCCGCCTCAATGAGCATACGGAGTTCAATGTCTGTAATCTCAATGCCCTTTTGAGCGAGCATCTGAGAAGCATTTTCAAGACACATATCGAGCTTTTCACGTCCGTGCAGGTCTGTATAAATCTGCTCTACGGCGCGAACGCAGGTTTGTACAACGTCTTTCTTTGTTTTGTCGTTCACATACTTGTTATAGATGTTCTTGACAACGATTCCGATGTAACCAGCCAGAGCTGTGAGAACCGTATAGAGAATGGTCGCACCGTATGTATTGATGAAATCGTGAATGAAATCCATAATAAACCTCCTTATAGATGCGCCCGTCGGTTATCCGACGGGCTTTTATTTTCATTTTAATTTATCAAATATGCGTAATTAGCTCGTGTTATCTGCGCTTATTTTGCATATCTGATATTTTATTTCTTAGATACGAGTTGTAAGTCGCTACGCTTGATAGGACTCATAATCGCGTTTTGACCGTCTGTGCTCTTATTGATAACAATACGGTCATTGCCAGCAGTAGCACTGTACACAATCCAGTTTTTCGCCTTAACCCACGCCGGGATAGCAGCACCAGAGTAATACTTGCTGCCGATAATCTTTACCGTGTCGCCGGTTTCGATTGTTGTGTTAACAACGGGCTTAGCTGTCTGAGTAGCGGAAACGACAGCAAGGTCTGACGCCTTAACGGGGCTCATAATCGAGTTCTGACCGTCAACGCTCTTGTCAATTACAACTCTGTCACCGGACACCGAATGTACAATCCAATTCTTAGCCTTAACCCAAGACGGGATGGTCGCGCCAGAGTAGTATTTAGAACCGGTAATCTTCACCGTGTCACCAGCCTTAATCGTGGTAGACGGAGTGGATGGCGTTGGCGTGGACGGTTTAATGGGTTCGGATGTTGCGGGAGCTTTTGGAGCCTGAGTTGCGCTGGTAAACCCATTGCACTTTTTGGAGCGAATGGTGGTAGGATAATCCTTATAAGCAACGTCTGTGTCAACATTACCGTTAATACCGTTAACTTTACCAGTAGAAGAACTCTGCCACATACCAAATGCACCCGTATATGTCGGAGCACTCGCCCACTGAGCAAGCCAATGGTCGAATCTTGTGAGTTTGGAGTCGTCGAGATAATGAGTTAACCAGTTCAGATTGCTATACAGCGCCGCGTAGAACCCAGCCTTCTCAATGGCATCGCCAAAAGCAATAACCATATTTGTAAGGGTATCTTTGCCGAGACCGGTCTGGCTGTTATCTTCGAGGTCAAACGCAACAGGATACGTGAACGCACCCTTATATTTGTTCAGTACGCCAACGACAAAAGCAGCCTCTTTCTTAGCGGCTTCGACGCTCTTTGCATAAGAATAGAAATAGCAACCAACGTGCACGCCAGCCTTAATAGCGTTAGCGACATTCTTCTCGAAGTAATTATCAACGCCGCACGCAGTCCCATCTGCGGAACCATATCCAAGGCGAACCATAGCAAACTGAATACCAGCAGCTTTGACTTTACCCCAATCGATATCGCCCTGCCACTTTGACACATCGATACCCTTAGCAACAACCGTTTTTGTAGCGGTCGAAGCTGGTGTCTGCGCAGCCGGAGCACTTGCATTAGCAAGTTTCAGGTCTGCGGCGTTAATCGGGCTCATAATAGCGTTTTTGCCGTCTTCGGACTTGTTGATGACAACGCGAGTGCCGCTTACAGACTCGACGTACCAGTTCTTTGCCTTTACCCAAGAAGGAATAGCAGAACCGGAATAATACTTTGTGCCAGTAATTGTTACGAGGTCGCCCTTTTTGAACGCTGTAGTTGCCGTAGAACCACTGCCAGTGTTACCGCCAGTATTGCTGCCGGTGTTACTGCCGGGGTTTACGCCAGCGCCTTTAAGAAGCGCAGCGACGTCCTTGCGCACGTTTGTCATATTATAACCAAACTTCGGGAACCAGTGGTAAATATCACTATGGTTGCACCCGAGACCATACTGATAGCTGTCCTGATGGCAAAGGATAGTAGGAACGGTGACACCATTGATATTCACGGTACCATTCGGGTCAATATTATAAAGCTGACAGAGGTATGCTGTGATTTCACAAGCCTCCTTATATGCGGCTTCAAAATACTTTCTATCAGTAAGACCGTCTTCACAAATTTCAAATTGGATAAAATTTGTGTTGCAAGAACCGTTTTTGCCGCTACCACACCCCCAGGGTTTATAATCCCAGGGCATAGTCTGTACGGTAGAAACAGTCCCGTCCGCGAGCTTGCCAACCCAACAGTTTAATCCAGCCTCGCGATAGATGTGGTTCCAGTCGTTGTTATAAGCATTTTTGCCAATCAGGGCAATCATCTTTGCGCGGTCTGGCGCATTGTCGTCCGGCTGAACATATCTTTTAAGCCAGGGGTTATTCGCACCAGTGCTGTGCCACAAAATGCCCTTTACTGTCATTTTCTTAGTGCCTTTGTAGCAAGTGCTTTGTGTCATAAAGCACTGAATAGGTTTGTTTGTAGAACTATACTTCATTAGAGTCTCCTTTCAATTCTTGTAGATTTCTGAATAATAAGCCCAATGATATCCACCCGCAGTTTTTCTGCGTTTGGAACAGCACTGCGAGATGCTTGAACTCGCAATTCCTAATTTTGTAACAGCTTCAGCAATAGAGCCGTAAACTACATCGGTGTCGAGACACACGACCGCACGCCGCTGAGCATTAGAATTGTTGGTTAGAAGCGACTTAGAGATTTTATTTCGTGTATCCTCTGAAACGGTATGACCTAATAACGATGCCGATATTCTTTGTCTTGCGCGGTTGGTTACGGTGTGGTTTAGTCCGTTTTGATTACCAAGTAGAGCCTTAGATGTTTTTGCCCTATGCGCATCGGAACACAATCTGCCGGACACGCCGTCACCACCGTCAGTCATGTTGTAGCCGTAGTGATTGCCATACCGACAAATATTTGTTTTGAAGTCCCTGATGTATTTCTTCTCTGCATCACAAGCCTCGTCACGTGTTAAACCGGTAAGAATAATTAAATGCTCAAAGCCATTCCAGCCATACTTTTTTATTGCACTGGCAAATGCACGCTGCCCATTGTGCATATAGTAATAACCGCAATTTCGCCATCTGCGTTCAACATCATTCGTGATACCAAAATAGCGCTTTTGATTAGCCCTATTGACGTGACAATATAAGACGTAATCCTTATTTCCCATTGGACTCACCCCTTTCATAAAATCCAGGTTTTATATACAAAAAGGAGCCGGTTAGGGCTCCTAATTGCTTTGATTATTAAGTTGTAGAGAATCGCCATTGATATCTTGGTTTCTCTTCTCCAAACAACCAGTATCGTAACCAGTCATCTAAGACTATTGCGAGCGACACCAAGAACACCCACGCTATGGCGAATGGTAAACATACCTGACCGAGAATGTTTAATGGGACATTAGAGTAATCCCAAATATCAAGACCAAGCCAAATGTTCAGAATGCATCCTGAAATGAATTCAAGAACAAGGACACAGGCTGTACCGATAATTGATTGTAACCAAAACGGCGTTTCCCAAGAAAGGTATTCGTTTATTCCTCCAACCACCAGAAAAGACAGCCCTCCGAGCACAAACATTGTCCAGTGCGTAGGATGACTGTCTGTTATGTTTCTCCAAATGGTTTCAATGACGATATATACGGTACCGCCAATACCAAAGAGTATCAGCGGTTTTAATACTTTCACATTATTCACCGCCAATCTGTTTAGAAACGAACAGTTTCCACACCTCAGATTGGTATCCCTCCGGGATTTCGACGCCGTATTTGACGTTAATGATGTCATTCTTATCTGTCATACCACGGATATACATTTTAAGCGAATTAAAATAGGTTACTTGATATTCGACGATATGCTCCATAGTGGTGTTAATCGCCATAATATCTTGAGCGGTGAAGATTTTACACGGCTCATTATCTGCGTGATATGGTAAGAACGCCTCGCCAGCAACGGCTCTATCGTTGAGCTTTGTGATTTTTAATTGGTCTGGCAACTGCAGAGAGAAGTGGTGTTTAATGCCATCAGAAAGCACGATATCAAAACCGGCTGTGATGATGTCTTCGCACGTTTGCGACATTTCTTCAACCTTGTTTGCTATCAACTGCTCAATCGATAATGTGTCACCGGATTCCGAAACAGCATTTTCAATGATTTGAGCTTTAAGTGAAAGGTATTCCGCTTCGCTGATTTGCACAACAGCGACAGATTTGTAGTCGTCTTGATAATTGAGAAAATCTTTTGTTCCAGAGAGATGGAACACTTCCGAGCCGTCAGATGATACAATACCATTTGCAGACGTTTCGTCTGTCAAAACAAATCGTCCAGACTTGTTTGCCCATATTACCCAGTGTGGATTACAAATGATATCAATCACAATATGCTCATATACAATTTTGTAAAACATAGCCAACCTCCTTTACGATAATATGTGGGTTATGCGCCAATAAGATTCGCGATGTAAACGAGGTCTTCAATGGCAGCATTATAGAAAGCATGATTCCATAACCAGTGGTCTGCGAACTCTTTCATCTTGTATTTTTGACACAAGCGGTCTGCCCACACCTTATCCCACCGCTTTTGATACAACCCGTCCTTTTTGGACAGAAGCTTTATAATGCGCTGTGTTAAGTTACCACGTTTTATCCCGTTACCATCGTCATCGCGTGCGAAGTATTGGTGAGCGTTTTCACTAATAGCAGCGCAAACAGGTTTGCCATTTAGCATTAGCATCCCCTCAACCTTTTCGCATATCGTCATAGCGGGTAGATTAACATCGCCACAAATCGCGTGTCCCTTAAAGCGTTTATGTACTATGTATTGCATTCCTTTAACTCCTTTTCTTTATTTCTAAAGTTTTCTATGTGCTCAGCGGAAAATCCGAATTGCGCATAAAAGAGTCGTCTTAGCTTTAGCACGCGATTATGGTCGTCGTATGATTCAAAATAGGCTAATATACCGTTAATAGACGTCCACAAATCTTCATAGGTCATCTCGCCGTTATCGATTTTATTGCGAAACGCGTTAATCTTACGTCTCGCTCGTTTTACTCCGTCGCGATTACCGTTAACCACTACGGCACCTGAACTCGTCAGAGTGTATTTTGCTTTGCAATATTTGAATGGCTTGTGGATTGGAGAGATTTTCGTTTTTGCGAGACTCACCGTGAGCCCCATATCTGTTGCCTTCTTTACAATCAATTCAAGCAAATTCTTTGCATCCATATCCGGCGGGACGATAATATAATAGTCGTCCATATAATGACCAGCGTACTTCATCCTTAATTGGCATTTGATGTAGTTATCGAGAGACGATGGCAGCGCTATCATTTCGGCTTGACTTGGCTCTACGCCTAATGGCATTCCTTTATCTTGCTTATTAGCGGCTACAATTTTATCTCCTATAGCTCGTAATTCGTCATCAAGGATTATTCGTTGATGTCTTTCATATAGAGTTTTGTGGGGCGCAGACGGGAAGAATTGCTTGAAATCGAGCAATATTACATTCCCGTTTGTACCGTAATGGCGATAGAAGGAGTGTAGGTCTTTTACCAACATATTTCTCGAAAATGCAAAACCTTTTCCTTCAAGACTGGCACCGTTATTCCATATCATTTCAGGCAGATATAGAGGTAATAACACCTCTTTGGTATATGCCTTATGTACTTGTCTGTCGTTGATAATTGGAGCATCTATTGGTCTGACTTTACCCCGTTCTCTTAATACGAAACTGGTGCACCTTCCTGGCTGCCACGTCCCATTACGAACATTGCGTGTGTTCACGGCTGTTTTTGAAAACAAATGCATTTCAAAGTTTTGAACGCTTTGCTTCCATCTGACACCAGTGCAACACTTCTTACCGGCGCAAAACAGCTTGTTATACGACATAGCTTCTTCTACGCCGCCGATGGCAGAAACTCTTGCCATTTTATTTTGAAGACGCTTCAGCTTTCTACGCTGATAACGAGCTTCGTGTCTTTCGATACTATTCACAATCGACTCCTTTGTTTCTTTAAGTTTTCACTCTGCGTACAGTTATAAAATTGAGTGCAGCTAAACTGCTTAATGTTTACACATGAAATAAGATTAAGCACAACATCCTCTTACCATGCAAGGAGCGTCCGTGCAAACATATCACAGAGTTATTTTGCAATTACTTGCGGGAAGTGCTTCTCCTTTCACAAAGGTCTGGTTCATCCGAAAACTACTGCGTGTGACCTATATCCTATAAAATAGGGTTTGTGAAATCGGGCGCGACGCCATTAGCATTCTGCGCGTTGTTATTGTTGGCGTTGCCGTTGTTGTTGACATTGCAGAAATTGTTGGAGTTGTTGTAATTAGGTGAACGCTCCCACCAATTCGCCGTCGAACCAATAGCTGCAACCACAACAAGAACTAACGTATACAGAAACACACCCATATAATTACCTGTCCTTATCGCTCTTGAGAACCTTAGACAATAAATTGTTCTCAGTATCAATCAGACATCCGAGTGATTCAGACATCTTATCAAGTTTTATTTTAGCTTCACCAGCCTTCAACGGTCTGCCGGACGTTGTTTCAATACATCCGTTTGGATTCTGCATCATAATTGCGTAACAGTGAGATAAATGAATATCAAGCGCTGATAAGGACGCACGTGCTTCAAGTATATGAGTAGCACGCATTGCCTTGCGTTCATCACCGCTCGGATAAATACTGTTTGCTTTCTCGCAGTGGTCGAGAACCTCGGACGCGAGATGCATAATATCCTGCGCAATTAAACGAGAATACCTGTTTGATAGCCTGGTGAGGAAGTGTAATGTTTCGAGATAAATCTGGTTTGCTGTATTAACAAACTCAGCTCGACTTTCACTTCGTTTATTTCGTAAAACTGACATACGACATTGTTTTCCTTTCATTCAGATTATTTTATGTGAACATCCCGCCGACTTCCGTCGGCGAGATATTCTTGATAATGGATTAAATTAAGAAAGCGGGCGCGACGCCACGAGCATTCTGCGCGTAGTAATAGCCGGCGCTGCCGGTGCCGTAGACAATGCAGAAAAAGTCGGAGTGGTTGTAAAAAGGCGAACGCTCCCACCAATACGCCGTCGAACCGGTGCTACTATGTTGATACTTCACCTTGCTATTTCCAGCAATATAGTAAGCGTATTGCGCCTGTTTCTTATACTCGTGCTCGTTAGCATACGAACGTGCTCCAAAAATCTCATACTCAGCCAATAACGGTAGGTAATCGATTGATGCCGTTACGTTTGCTTCTGCGTTATGAGAACCGCCACTTGCGTTGTCTGTATATTTGGTCATTGGCTTCATTACTGCACGCAGGTCAGACGGGAGACACGACATAAGCGTGTTTGCCACGGGGCTCGTTGCGCACGTAGAAGTAGCATCATATCCAACTCTGCTTGTGGTAGGTGCAGCGCCATAACCACTTGGAGCAACGTCTGTGCTTCCGAGGATGTCGTAACGCATATCGCATCCAGCCCATCCGCCATAGTTGATGTTACTCCAATGGCTCATATTGAACCACTTGCTACCGTCCGTAGAGTTTGAACCATAATGACTGTCAATTAAGCACAGGTTTTTCGCTGTAGGTTCTGCGCCGTTTTTGAATCCACCGAATGTAATACCATTACCTTCATAAGTGGAGTTGTGGTCAAACCCGAGGATATATACAAACAGTGTTGTATTAAGCGACAGCGTTCCAACAGTACCGGACAGAGCAACCTCTTTACAGTCGCCAACAGCGTAATAGTTTTCAGCATCGCCAGCCAACGAGTGCGCGGAGATAGTAGCCCACGAGTCAGAGATTGCACCCGCATAAGCGAACTGCGCCTGACAGGTTGTATCTCCAGTAATTCCAGACGGAGACGGGCTCCAGCCTGTGAATTCATAGTTTTCTGGGTCTGAAACACCAGATTTTGTGGGAGTAGTACCCGTGTATGTTGCGCTACCGCCATACGGGACATTCTGTACCGTTTGAAGGGTGTTATTACCCTCTTTGAAGGTAACAGTATACTTCCTTATTGTGCTGGTAAATGCCGCATAAACAGTCCTATCCTGAATAACCGCTTTCAGAGCGTTGGCATCCGCGTCGCCACCCATCGTTTTACTCCAGCCAGAGAACGTAAACGTGTATTGTGCGGTTGACGTTTTGGTCGGTGTAGAACCGGTATAACTACCATCGCCACCATTGGTGATTGTTTGCGTCTGATAGGTTGTGCTACCATCATACGATTTATATGTTAAAGTCGAAGTCAGCGTATCGTATGTGATAGTAAGGTATGGGAACGCCGCGTTGATTTCTGCCATTTCAGCACCGGTAAGTGCAGTTACGTGGCACGTACCGCTGACAAAAGCGTTGTCAATATTCGCACCGGTTTCATCAAGTCCGCCATAGTCATACAATGACTGGAGGAATGTGATGTCTGCAATGCTCCAGTTGACGTTTGTCACACGTAATCTCTCAAGCGCCGTGCAATCAGCTATAAGAGCCTTTGTGTCGATGCCGGGGCAGTTTTCTATCCAAATTGTTTTCAGCTCATCGGTATCTTCGATTTGGAAATCTGTGATATAAAGCTGGTTCTTTAATGTAAGGTTGCGAACGGTCTCCGGGAGGTGGATAATCTTCAGGTATCCGCTTTCAGGAAGTTCTACACCGGTAATTCCGCTGCCCTCAGCATAAATGTTTTCAATATTCGGGCAGTTCGCAAGAGCCAACGGGTCTGTGAGATTTGGGCAATTCCTTACATCCAAAGTCTTCAGCAAACGGTTAGTACCAACACTGAGCTCGGTTAGGTTAGGATTGCTGTACCCGGTTGTTGAATCTCCAACCTTAAGCGTTACAAGCTTTGTTGCTTTCGACACGTTAATGCTACCGCAATATAACGGCGCAAGGTCTCCGAGACTCGACAGATTAGAAGCACCGTAGATAGCCGTCTCTGTATCGTTAAATGTCTCGTCTGGTGCCTCGAACGTAACCGCCACATTCTTTGTAGCTCTCGTCTGCTGTAATGTACCGTTAGCCTTATATCGAACACCGGCGTACATATTTGAAAACGGTGTTACCGTGATATCCGCGTCTGGTTCAACAGCAAGACTTTCGCCAGAAGGCGTATAAATACGAAGTGACACATAGTCATTCGCATAGTCGCTCGCATACCATTTTCCGTCGCAATAATCAAGTCTGTTCTTGATGAAATAACGGAAGTGCTGCTCACCATCTCCGCGAATCTGATAAAGGTTCGATGCATCGCCTTCGCTTCGCAACATTGACACATACTTGAAGTCCGAGTCTTCGTTGTAAATGCTCTCAGACCATACATCTGAGCCCTTAGTAATGAACCTATTGCAAAGGACATCATAGGTAATCTTTCCGCTATTGCGCAGACTTTGATAAAGCGCCTTGATTTCGTCTGCAAACGCCAAACGGATATTATTCCACAGAATGCTGTTTTGACCGTTGTAGACGTTTGCGCCATCAACCTGGTCAACATCCTCGTGATAATAATCAAATACCAACTGACCTTCGTTATTGATACCAAGGCACGTGTCGTTATCGTAGAAATATGGGTACCATTGCTGTGTTTCATCCCAGTATGTAAACATCATATTCTTAGCTCTCTGGTCAACCATAAGCATTAAGAACGTGTAAACATAGTAAAGAAGAGTGTAATGCAAGTTGAAGTGGTCTTCAAACTCACTCTTGAACGTAGTTAGGTCGTTGCGTGTGTTATAAACCCAGGCAACAAGAGCAGACAGCCTGCTGATATCCGTATTATCTTCTGGATAACGAGCCTCGAAGTCCTCAGACCAGTCTGTAGGCATTGTTGACTTAAAGTTGCACACATCGCTTGTATTGTTCTTGAACTCCCAGCACTCGACATCGTAGTTTGCGGTAAACCCAAAGACGTTCTCCGCACCCTTGTCGTAGTTGAAGTTAGCTTTTCCGTAAAATACGGGTTCGCTCGTCGAATCCGCCTGGCTAAAGATAACGCACGGGAATCCGTAAACAGCAGTCCTTACGCGTTCGTCGTCCTCTTGGGCTGGAACTTGCTCGGAATACAACGTATCAACCAAATTCGCATTTTGTGTGTTATGAGTACCGGTTCCTTCCGCATAGTCAACCTTCATACAGAATGTCTTTGCGGGCATCATACCGGGAGCGTGCTGATGCTGATTTGAGAATTTCAGCTTCCAGTTCTTACGAACGTAATACTGTGAGGACGTACCCTGAACGTCAATCTTACAGGAGTCGGTAAAATTCAAATCAGGGTGGAATGGGTCTTCGTAAATAATCGTGACGTTCTTTTTATCGCCCTTTGACTGTGGCAGAGCGCCAACAATAGTCATTACAGGAATTTTCGGCTTGATTGCCTCGTAAGACAGGTTATTATACTCGTCGTAAATATTGTTGTTGTCGTATACTTCAATCTTATCTGCAATATCCGCAATGTCGGCGATATAGTTGTTTGTAACATCCATCGTGGAAAGCGCGGTATCGTATGCGCGGATTGTGTAAACGTCAACGGCGCAATACTGCGAGCCGATAGTAATGTTTACAGGACTACTTTGCTGGAAGTTGTCGTTTGCAGGGTACTGCTTTGCACCAGAAAGAACGCCGTTCAGGTATACAGACATCATTCTGTATTCGTTTCTGCTTTCAATAACAAAAGCGATTCTTACTTTCTCTTCGTCTTTATATCTGCATTCGACCGAGGACTGTTCGCTGGATAAAATAGCAGTATCAGCGGTTGCCTTAAACCCGATGCCACCATTCATACAACTAATCACTACGGCGTCCCTGTTGTTAACTTCTCGGATAGCAAACTCAATTTCGATTGTTTTACCGTTAAGACGCAGGTCTGTGCTAAACGGCTTATATCCAACAACCGCAGTTGCGTCACCGTTCAAACGAAGAGCAACGTCGCCGTTTTCATCTTCAATCCAACCAGTAGAACGCCAGTTCATTCCAGAGAATGTGGTAGAGATATTTTCGTAAGTCCAGCTTGCGGGGTTTGCCTCGCTATTGGAACGACCAGCAGATAAAAGGGCAAGTTCAAGGTCGTTTGTAACAGGCTGAATATCGATAGACGCCTCAGATACCGTGACAGTGTGTGTCTTGCTGATAGAGCCATCGGGATATGCAATCTCGAAATACACCGTCCCTGTCGGATAGCGTCTCGTATTCCACGTTTTACGAGTTCTATCAACGGTAATTGACTGAGTAGAATAAACCACTCTGGAGCCAGAGTTAAGCGTATATACAGTGAGTGTAATATCGCAGGATAATGCAGATGGGTCATATACGGTATAGGGGATTGAGAGTTGCTCACCCTGTGTCGCTGCAGTCGTAGTAAACGGGGACGCGATAAAGGGTGTAGTATTTCCGCTTACCGTACTCATAATGTCAAAGATTAAATGCTCGCTCGATATAGACGAGCCATCAAGCGTAGCAGTAAGGTACGCATCGAGTCTGTGCACTCCGTGAGAGAGCGCAGAGATAATCTTCGTACTCTGCTTACCAGATGCGCTGGTAGTAGCATTATAGATTTCGACATTATCTACAAGGATATGTACGGTCTTTTCAATCAAACCGTATGGCGTATATTTGAATGTGATATCTCCACTATAAAACGCCGTGTCATCAAATGTTGATGTGATTTTCAGCTCGATGACGGTGATTGTGTACACGATGCTTCGGTACATACCGTAGATATCCGTACAAGTGATTTTTACAGTATTCGCTCCGACAGACAGATAATCAGCGACATTCAGCGTGGTCTGTCCCTGCGCAATACTGAAATTCGACTTTGTAACACCACCAACCTGAACACGGCACGTGCCATTACCGGTCGGAACGTCATCTTCTGTAGATGTGAATGTAAAAATGAGATTGGCTGCCTCGCCCTTTGCGACGGCGAATGTTGTACTGTCGTTGTTGTTAATAAGGCGCACAACAGAGGACGAGCCGCCCCCACCGCCGCCCCCACCGCCAACAATCTCTACGGGGTCGGAAACGATTTCACCGTTCGATGTGAGGTACAGCATATTGTCTTCATAATAAAGACCGTCAACAGCCTTTGCGTCAATGTACTGTTCAAGCTCCGCTTTCATCTCCGTGAGCTCTTCGCCAAGAGCACGTACTGCATCACCGGCTGAATCATATACTGTGCCATCATATCCAATGCGAATATCAATTACTTCTGGTGCGACATCCGAAGACGAGCCGTCTGTCAGTTCGCTTAAGAGTTCGGAGAGTCGAGAATTGAGAATTGCGACGCTGATGTAATCAATATTGTCATCGTATTCATAATCGTCGGGCTTCGGTCTCGGAATGACCGGGATATGAATAGCGTGCATTGTTCTATAGCCATCATCATCGGTATCCTGATACAGATAAGCGATGATAGGCTCCGCCTGTTGTAAAAGAATGTTCGGAATTTTCACGATTAAATCAGTGCCGGAAACAGTCGGGCTCACAACAAGCGCAAGATTGCTCAGACGGTTGCAGAAGTGAAATACCGGGACGGGAGGCATATCTACGCCGCGCACGGTCATTGTTTGATTGTTATCCCACTGGTATAACGTCTTCAATACATTATTGTCTGAGTCATAACAAATAATATTGCTCATAGTTTCACCTCTTATTCATTGTTTGTTGGTTCTACATATTCGCCTGTGCTTGGCTTCACCCTCGGCTTAACAGGAATATGTATCGCTCCAATCGTTCTACCAGCCCCGGTTTCTTGCTTTCTGTAAATAAAGGCGAAGATTGGTTCAGCCTTTTCAAGAAGCACATTTGGGACAGCTACAATTAAATCTGAGCCGCTAACTGTCGGGGTGACGCTAATGGTCGTCCCGCATTTACGATTGGAAAACTGAAATACGGGTAGCGGGGACGCAACCACTCCTTTGATTGTAAGAAGCTGGTTGACGTCCCACTGATAAAGCCGAGTGACTTGGTTGCCAAGAGAGTCATAGCAAATGATGTTATCCATTTCGCCACCTCTTTTTAGACATAATAAAAGCTCCATCTTGGGAGCGTAAAAGTGTAGTTTTATTCTGTTTAAGCATATATAATCCTCAAAACAACAGTACCAATCGTTTGCGAGATATCGCTATAGAAATTGATTTTACTGGTTGACGCATTAAAATACGGAACAAACGACGCCGGTACATTGGTACAGGCGAGTAGTGTTAATCCAATGATTGTTGGGGCTGTCTGAAACCCGCACTCTGTTCCGGTTAGGTCATAACCAGAACTGCGGTAGTATACTCCACTTGCCCCTTGTGTTGTTAACGCTACAGAAGAGAATGTTACATCTTTATATTTCACCAAGAAAGCACGTTCTCCGTTAACACTCACCGGCACATTAAAGTTAAAATCATCTTCTCCCCAGTCAAATACAGGAGTACCACGCTGAACTGTAATAGTTTTTGTAACAGTGCTTAATGTGGTGCCATTTGCTCCGTCATAAGCTTTAACCTGAAATACATATTCTTTCTGGTAATCAAAACTATTTCCAAGCGACATTGCGGAAGCTATCCTATACGAATTTGTGCCATATGTTATACCCGAACTAATCGTCGTCCAGGAGCCATATGAGCCACCCTGTTGTTTATATCGATATTGTAACGTAAGCGAATTACTGTACGCTCCAAAACTTCCTCGGTATAAATCTCCGCTTAATGTCATAACAATTTCGCTGCCAGTAGGCGTTGGACGATATATAAGCGGGTTACACGTTAGGTTAACATACGCAATCATTGTTGGCGTTTCTGTGTGTGACGACGTATAGCCACGCGAGTCTGTTGCCTTAAAAACAAAGCTTGTTGTGGAAACATTTGTAAATGTTCGTTGGTCACTTGTAGGTGCTACATCGTTAATTAACTTTGAGGAAATAGTAGCGGATTGTCTGCCCGTTGCGGAAATTGTACACACGGCGGTTGATTTGTACCTTATCAGATTACTGCTATTTCCAGTTAAAGCAATAGTAGTTGCATTCGTGTCTACTACAGTACCGCTAACGGTAGGCGAACACGCACTCGAAGACGCCGTAGCCGTAAATGTACAGGTCTTAGCAGTACCTAAAACCGTAGTGCTGCTTGAGCTGCTGTATGTTCTGCAGGTGATTGTGCAGGTTCCCGTCTTTGCGCTCGGTATTTGTGCGTAAAACGTGGTAGGTACCGTAAACGCAACGCTTGTTTGGCTGAACTTCACCTCGGACGAAGACGTAGTCCCGTCTGCTTTGATATAACCAGATATGTTCCCAAACGAGTATTGTAATGAGTGATAATACGATGAACTGTATTTTGTTACGGTAATAGTTGACGTACTTCCTATGTTGGCGTTTGTTGCACCGACACTCGACGCCAAAACTGTCGCTGTAGACACAACAGACACGTTCGCACTTACCGTATGGCTATTACCGGATGTAAATGTCGAACCGTTAACGGTGTGTGTATTTATTGCATAGTTTGAACTCGGGGTAAATGTAATTTTAAGAGTGTCACCATAATACAACCGAGCCCCGTTGGAAAGATTGCCGGTTGCGCCATAACCAGATGCTGTTCTGTTAACCGTAATTGAGCTGCCTGTTCCAGCCGATGTGGATAATGTATACGTGGTAATAGTATCTAAGTTTACCGTTGTTGACGCCGTAATTGAAGAAACATATGTCCCAGAATACGTTCCATTAAATGTCCATTTAGCGGACAGGCTGACACCGGTCTTTGTACCATCTGCGTTGTGTGTTACTTTTTGTGTTTTGGTCGTAAGTAATATATTATGCCAAGAAGACCCGCTGTCGCTTATTGCTGGCGTATCATATGTAAATGAAACACCGTTAATCGAACCAGTATTCCCGCTTCTTGCTCCAACATATACATCCCAAACACGTAAGTAAACTTTAAGAGTGATGTTTGTATAGTTGCCGCTCTTGCTCTGAGAACCAGTCCATTCACAATACAGACCGAAATTACTTCCGCTGACTGGATAATTAGAAAAACTTCCACTTAATGCCATATATCCACCTCCTTATCCTCCAATATAAAAACACGCGGTACGCTTTGTATCTGTGCCATTTGAATAGTTTTCAAATCTGCTGTTGTCGCCGATAATAAGGTACTGACGCGCTGTCAAGTTGATTGCGCTAACACCCTCATTATTTGCGGTAAGCACTTCTTCGTCCGAACGTGTGACATACATTCCCGTATTATCAAGCAGGTTCTTCATTTCCTGACCAGTTCTGTAAATGGTTAAACCGTTTGCGTTGAATGTATAGCCGGTAGTCGTCGTTACCTGGTTTACAGAAATATTCGAGATAGCGACGTTAAACTCATCCTGCGTAACACACAGTTCGACTCTTTCAGATAACAAATCCAGGTCGTCAGAAAGCCCTGATACTCCGGCGAGAATTTTACCGTCAACAACGGTCAGTATGTCTTCACCGTTGCCGTCAATAATTCTCAGGTTATTACCCATAATGATGTCGCCGATAATCGCTTCTGCGTTAACGCCATAAGCGGACTCGCCGTCCTCGCCAAAGAGTAATTCACCGATAGCAACCTTACAAGATTCCCACGCATCGTCCGTAAAGACGATTGTCTTACCAGTAATCTTGACCTGTCTTGGGTCATATGTGCCGTTATCAAGCAGTTTCTTGCCGGTATAACCGGAGCCGTCAATAACGACCTCTTCGCCGTTAGAGGCAAGTGCGCCAGCCATAGTGAGGTCTCTCGATGTTTGCAGAGCCTCCTTCATAGCGTTAAACTCGCCGCTTTTAATCGGGTAGAGAATCTCCTTGAGGTAGTTCAGCGTGTTTGCAGACTTACTGATATTACCGAGCACATCGTCGAACAACGACTTCGGGTCGAACTTGTTAAAGCGGTTGCCAAATGTCATACTCAGACTATGGTCGTCATAGTTGACTGTGATGTTCGACAGGAACAGGAGCGCAATATCATCTGTGTCAAGCTCGACATTGATGAGGCATCCTGTCTCAAGCTGTTCACTCCAATGTTCAAAGTCCTTTGCAAAAATGAAGTTTTCGACGTCGATGTCAAACTCCTGAGTAGGAGAGGACACGCGCTCAAGACGAGCCTCTGCTCTGTCGTACAGTATCTTCATCTGCTCAAACTTATCGTCATAAGACATAATGTCTGTAATAACAACATACTCGTCGGTATAGCTACCTTCAAAGATGTAATGACAAAGCTCTGTATATTCTTCCTCTGTAAAATAGTTCGTAATAGCGAGGGCGTCGTGAGTTGCATCAATCGTAGCCTTATATCCGGCAATGGTAGCGTTGAGCGTACTTAAGTCAGACTCTGCTGTTTCTTTCGCGCTTTCACACGTCGCCATCAGTCCGTCGATTTCGTTAAGTGTATCGGCAATTTCGGGATATACTTCGATAGGAGTACCACCGTTGTTTACAATAACCGTATTGTAGCTTCCAACGAGCGTTGTGCTGGACTCTGCAACGATATTATCTCGACACCTCTGGTACATTGTGAGCTGAGTATTCAGCCTGTTAATCTCGGCTTGTAAATCGGACGCTTGAGCGAGAGCGGTATAATACGCTAAGTTCGTGTTGTAATACGTTGTTTTTGCGGTTTCAATAGCAGTCTTCCACGCAGTAACCTTCGTCGATAAAGCCGTCGGCATCCAGTCAAGATAATAGTCGAAGTTGTAGAGTACGTTCGCACCAGTCGGGTTGATAGCACCGATGGTGACATTCTCGTCGCCGAGAACGCTGATAGCCGTGTATAAGTCGTCGGCGTTTTCTGTAATGTCAATCGAGTTGATAACGTCATCCTTCGTAATGTGGATGCTCGTTTCTCTGACGTAATTCGCCTGGTCGTACACATTGATTGTGCGGTTGATAGTATCAAACAGCACGATGCACTCATAAGCATCCTGAATGTTTTCAAGCAGGAACCCGAGGCAGTTAAGAGATGTATCAACATCTTCAAATGTACGCCATTTCGATGCGACGGCATTGTCAACCGTTCCGATAGTCCATAACGGGAGAGTTTCAACGATGGTTTCCAGAATGCCCTTGTTAGTTTCGTTGGTGTCTGTCTGAAATCTGTATGTGCCGTCGGCGATATACGGAATCATTTTCTGCTGGATTTCAACATCAATCGACTCCGCCTTAACATCTTTGTACTGCACGCCATCGGCATAGCCGTCCTCGATGTTCGTAATCATAAAGTAGCCAATGTTATCCATAAAAATAAGACGCCGATTTTGAACCGCCTTGTAAAGCGCATAAGCGTGGGCGTTTTCATCTGCATCTTCTCTATGAATCCTATTTACACGGAAGTTCAGCTCTGATGTTGCGTTAAAGTTGAACACGACTTCTTCTGCTTCATGGTCGGTCAGAATGCCAACCGTATTGGTTAAGACCCCGTTGTTATATACGCTGCCGGGGCTGCAAAGCGTAAGCTTTGGCTTCTCCATACGGTTGAGTGAATTGTACTTTACAAGCATTACAACATCCTCCTGTTATTGAACTCAAATGCAATAGAGGATACGTTGCCCTGAACTGTAAAAGCGTTGTCCCCATCCAGAAGTCGTGGGAAGTTTCTTGCACTGAACTTTGTGTAGTTCTGACCGCTTACATAGTTCAGCTCGCCTTTGAGCGTAACGATAGCGTTTGCGGACAGACCTGTGAACTTTGTTAATCTCGTGCTGTCATCAGTGGTATTGGCGATAATCACATCGCCGCCAGAATTACCCATAGTGATGACGACCTTCGGATATGTATAGTCGTCAAGGTCGGTATCGACGCTGACGGTGATTGTTGATGTAGAAGAAGAGGTTGCATTATTGACGGCAAATGTCTTGGTTACGGCATCCTGCCACCACAACCCACTATCTGCTTCGAGCGTCACACGATAGCCAATAATACCGCCGTTATACTCAAGACGTTCGGGGTTAACGAAACGGCAGTTCATATAGAGCTGCTTCTGCAAACCATCAATGATTTCATACGTCTCTCCGAAACAATCGTCTGTGATATCCAGATAGAATTTGCGATAGTCGTGTTTATTGAAAAGCCACTTCTCGATTTCTCTGCGCATATTTAATTCGATACCGCGTTCGTTATCAGATACGATATCAACCTCGTAAGACACAGGAAAGCTGGTATAGTCGTCGTCAATAAGATGTCTCTTCTTGGAAACGCGGTTAAAGACCGTATGACCTTCGATAGAGCCGGACATCTGAGTAAATCGATTTGTCTGTACATTGGCTATAATTAAGCCGTAAAGCCTGGACGATACACCGGCATACTCAAAATGAGAACCGTAAATATCAGCCATCTAATCACGCTCCTTTCGTTAAAATTCTTGAATAAGTGCTGTGTAAAACAGCGCTTTTATTAAAAGGCTCCCCGTATTTCAGGGGAGCCGTAGCATACCGTAAAGGGTGGGGTTTATCGTGTATCATAAATGCGTCACCTGTTAAGCTTATTAAGCTCTTTCAGCATCGTCTCCAGAGATTCACGCTGTGCTCTACGAATCTCAGAGACTGTTGCTCTATCTGCATTACCGTGAACGATAATGTCACCCATATTTATTTCGTTGTTGGTCATCGGAGGTGTGATACCGCCAATGCCACCGCCGAAGAAACTACGAATAATCTTATCCAGGATTTCACTGCCCTTATTCGCAAAGTCATAAAGGAAGTTACTTGCCTTGGCGTTAAGCACCTTTTCACCGCCGGTGAACATCTTGTACTTTGTGCCGTCAGCAGACTGGAAGATTGTTTCCGTACCAAGCTCGTCGATTGCGTGGAGACCAGCAACAGCTTTGCGTGTGCCAGACCAATACCCCTTAAACTTCTTACGCATATTGAGATATGTATAGGCACTGCCAGGAGCGGCGTCGTTTTTACCAACGCCCTTATTAACAAGGTCTTGAATGCCGTTGTTAGCACCGAACACTTCCGTAAGCCTCTTTGCTCTGTCTGGGTTGTGTCCCCAACCATATCCGCCGTTCCAGATAGCAGCGGCGACTTTGCGCTTGGTTGCGTCGTCGAGTTTCGGCGTACTCGTAGTAGAGCCGGAACCGCTCGATTTGCTGCTGCCAGAGCCAGAACCGGAGGACGTGTTGTTTGACGGGTTTGTACCCGAAACAGGGGCGTTATCCCACGACTCTTTTGGCTTTGTATATCCAGTTGCGTTAGCGAGATTTACGCCTTCGTACAGAGTTCCGTACAGGTCTTTATAGTCCTGTAACGCTTTGTAGGCTTCTTCCCACGCTGTTTTGATTGTATCGGAAATTCCATCACCATAGGTGTTATTCCACTCAATCATTTCCTCGTAGAGCTGAATAGAGCCGTTCTTGATGTCCGCGAGCGCCTGTTCATACAGAGCCTTTGCGTCGTTCTCCTTTGCCTCTAACAGTTCTGTCTGGGCGTCAAGTTCCTTCTCTTGCAGCTCATACAATTTGTCAAGTTCGTCCTGAGCAACCTGTAATGCGTGGTCGCGCTCAAAGTCGTCGAGGTCTTTCTGGGCATCGGCTAATTCTTCTGCGAGCTGAAGCTTGCGCTTCTGCGCCCAAGCAGAATTATCGTACTCAAGCTGAGCAAGCTCTGCCTGGATATCGGCAACAGTTTTGCGTTTTTCAGACTGCTCTTCAAGATATTTCTCTTCATCGTAAACTTCCTGAAGCATATCTTTTTGCTTCTGGTAGAAGTCTTTGAGATAGTCGAGCTTTTTCTTAATAGCGTCTTTTTCGTTGTCGATATCCTGTTTAAGCATCTTGATGCGGATATCAATTAACTCATCGACCGCATCTTTGGCGTTGTCTTTAATGTCATCTTCGATGTCTTTTATAGAGTCGCGGTATGAAGACCACTTCTTTTGAAGCTCTTGGATGTAATCGTCAGTATCGTCAAGCCCCGCAGCACGCGCCGCTTTGATTTCCTTCTCGACATCGGCAATCAGTTTCTTGTAAAGTGAAATAATCTTTTTACTTTCACCCTCGAACTCGCTGCGCATATCGATTTCGTGCTCGACGTCATTCAGATAATCCTTAAAGAGGTCTTGTAACTTCTTGTACACTTCCTCTTGATACTTATAGAAGTCGTTGAGGTCGATGATGCCTTCCTTGTACGCACGCTGATAAGCGTCATTTAACCAGTCCAGATAATCGGCAACTTCTTCTGCGTCCATATTGAGGAGGTGCTGGTGAAGCTTATATTGCTGCTCGAACCAAGACTCTTCTTTGGAGCTTGAGCTCGAACCGGAACCCTTGTTCCCGCTTCCGCCACTGCCGGAGCCACCCTTCTTACTGCTCGAAGAAAACTTGTTAAGACTCGTATTTCTTAATGCTTTAAGAGTTGCAATCTGTCCGTCTATCTGCGCAATAGCACTCGAATAGCTTGAAATGTCAAGTTCAAGGTCGGAGATAAACTGGTCAAGGGATACGGTCTTTGGAGTATAAGAATAGTCAACACCGTTAAAAGTGCCTTGCGACAAAGTGATTTTTGCGCCACCACTCGTTGTACCGCCAGAACCACTAAACGAGCCCGTGCTACCAGCCTGTGTGCCACTGCCAATACCGGCAATAGCAGCGGCTGCGTTGTGAGCCGCACGAATAATACCGTCCAAACTGGAGCTGGCATTCTTCATATTGTTGTAAATTGCTTGTGCGGCAGAATAAGCAGCGGAATTAAAGTTCCCGTCTACGTCGGTGCATACTTGCGCAGCAATTCGGTTGAACTCTTCCGAGTTCTGCGACATAGCCGCCATCGCAAGCTGATAAGCGGTTGCTTCATCAATACCGGCTTCAATAAGCGCCTGAGCTACGGCGTTACCAGCATTTACTCTGTATTCTGCGAGCTCTTGAGAAATCTGTCCTTCGCCTTCGCCGACACTCTTTGCGAGGTCGAGTTCCGCCTGGGCAAAGTTCATCTTTGCCGTCAGAACGCCTTTCTCGGATTCAAGCTCGGCAATCTTCGCGTCGATTTGCGCCTTAAGCTCGGCTTCTTTGCCTTCGATAAATGCGTTAACGACATCTTCGTTAAGAGCGATTTGACCATCGGCAGCAACAGTAGCTCCATTCAGGATTTCAGGATATACTGACGCAAATTCAAGAGCCTTTTCCAGAGAAATTGTGAACCCATTTGCAACTGTTTCTTGTAGGTCGGCAACGGTTGTAAGCGCGTCAGAAACGCCATTGATGGCGTTTGATATATTATCAAAATTAGACAATGCCACGGAATAAGCATCAGAAGCCCCGGTGACATTTTCGTATAGCGTTGAATAAATTCCAAGCAAACGCTCGTTTTCTGTCAATGCATCACTGTTTTCCTGAAGCGCTTTGGTGAATTCATCAATTTTAGTTGCTTTTAGACGTTGTTTGCCGCCGTTGCCAGCATCGTCATATTCTTGCCACTTTTTTAGATTTTCCTCTATTTCAGAGCGCTGTTCCTTGAGGCGTTCATTTTCGCTCACAAGACCTGTGATGTCTTGATTCATTTTAGCATTAGCGTAATCTTGCCACGCCTCTGTATTTAATTTAACAATGCCGTTTTCCTCATATAGATACTTGAGATAGTCATCTGTCTCTTTAGCTATAGACGCAATGGTATCGGCAGATAACCCACCGCTCGCCATTTCTTCTTGCGCTTTCTTGGCAATATCATATGCGGTTTTTAACTTTGAAAGCGTATCAGATAGACCGCTAAGTACGGTACCACCACCGGAGCCGTCATCTCCAGACGATGCAGCAGCCTCTTCTGCGGTTGCGGTATCATTCAAAACAGCATTATATCTTTCTTGGGCATCTGTTTGCGCTTCACGAGCCTCTCGTAAGGCATTAACATTTGGTTCAAGAGCTTGGATTGTCTTAATTAAGTTTTCATATCCAATAGTTTCGGTTTCACCGGCATCTATTGCCGCATTTCGTTCTTCCAGTAAGGTATCATATATATGCAGCAATTCTTCGGCTTGGTATTCTCTCGAACCATTCCAATTAACTTCGTGGTAGTCATAGAACCCCTCGATGCCTTTCATGGAACGCCATCCAATGAATTCCTTTTCTGTGGTATCTTTGAATGTGTGCATGATTTCTACGAGGTTTTCTTCGGCTGCAACCACCGCCGCCTTAGCATCATACTCTGCTTTTCTTAATTCTTCTTCGGAAAGTTTCTTTAATTCAGCATTAGCCCCAGCAGCAGCTTCCTCTTCAAGACCAAGTGCCTTAGCAAGAGCTCTTGTCGCTTTGTCTAAAGCCTCTTTGCTGCCAGTGTTATCTTCAAGAGCTTTCTTAGCATCAAGATACGCCCCGTATAGTTTATATACGCTTTCACTTTCTTGGACATTTGCCATAGCAGAGTTATATGCAGATTCTTGTGCTTCACGTCTTGCATCCTCTGCTCTTTGAATCGCGTTTGATATAAGAACAACAGCAGAAATAATAGCAACAAACGCTCCAACAGCAAGTTGAGCTGCGCTTGCTGAAGCTGTAACGCTCTTAAAACCAGCAGAAATAGCTCCAAGCCCAGACGAACCAGCGGCTCTTGCCGCCTTGAAAGCATCAACAAATTCTAACCCCAGAAGATATATAGTCTCTCCAAAACTCTTAATCTTCCCGGCAATATTTGTGATAAATGCAATGATAGTGTCCGCCTTAATAGTTGCAATGATTCCAACCGTCACCATCAGAACCGTATTTAACCCGCCGATACTGCTAATTAGCTTAGCCACCACATTAAGAATATTAAGTATTTTAGTGCCAAAATCTACGACTGTCTTAATAAACCCAGAGTCAATAATGTTCTTTGATAGCTCCTGGAATGTAGCCTTAAATTGGTTGATGTGCGCCGTTGCGCTATCCATATATGTTGCATAAGCATCTCTCAAAGCTCCTGCGCTACCAGTCATAGCGTCCATAGCACCCGATGCTTCTTCAAAATTCTCGATTATGCTATAGAAAATAGCCTGTTGCCTCGTCCCGGCAAGAGCTGTCGCCATCGCCGCTTGTTCCATGCTTGTCATGTCTTTCCATTTTGCGGCGATATCAGCCATAATATCGTATGTGCTACGATATTCACCATTTACATCCGTAAGTGACACTTTGAACTTGGTCAGTTGTTGAACAATCTCGTCATAATTTGCTTCGGTCATTACCTCGCCAAGTTCATCCAAATCTGTTTTGGTGTTCCTAATACGAGCTGTAATTGTACGTAAGCCAGTAGAAGCTTTTGCGGCGTTTTGTATCGTAGTGTTTGCTGCCGTTAACAGCGCGACAGATTGTTCAAACGAGTTACCCGCAGCGGCAAGAGTTGAAGAGGCATTATTCATACCTTCTGCAATCTGTGCAACTGAAATTGGGAACCCGTTACCAACAACGACAAGTTTGTCCATTACTTGCTCAATGTTGTCTATATCAATGTCAGTAAATGCCTTAAAGATAGCAGTAATCGCATCTTGAGCATCGCTAACGTCAATATCACCGACGTTCTGTAGCATAGCAGTATACTCTGCAAGTTTAGAAGCGTCTGCTAAATCATACCCAAGACGAGAGAATGTGGTTGCACTATCTACAAAATCTGTTATGCTTGAGCCAATTCTCTTTGCAGACGCTGCAGCGGTATCACTAAAATCATTCATTACAGCATCAGACTTACGCGTGACGATTTGTAACTGCGTCATCGCATCGTCAAGTTCGATTGATGCAGAAACCATCTGACGTACAGCTCGAACTGACGCCATAATTACTCTTGTAATACTAAACCACGTTCCGAATTTTTGTGCGAGTCCGCCTATTCTGTCTCCCCAGGACTTTGTAGCTTCTCCACAAGCACGTATGGCTCCGTCGTTTCTTTCAAACTCAAGCCTAAGAGCAGCAAGTCTTGTCTTGAACTCCTCGGCAGATATCTTCCCAGTTTCATATTGTGATATTAAGTCTTGTAAGGCAACTTTTTCATCTTTGATGTATAGATAATTACCAGACGACTTTCCAGTTTTAGCGGCAGTATAATTGGTTTCTGCTTTAGTGATTTTCTTAAGAAGTACCTCTGCCTCTCGAAGCAGAGATATCCGCTCGTTTTCGCTTCGTTTAGCTTCTTTTTCTGCGGCAGCCTGCTCTTTCGTTGACTTAATATACTCATTTACGCTACTTGTATTCCGCAGATATTCCGTATTCAGTTCCTTCATTCCTATACGGAATGCGTTAATATCACCGGTCTGATTGAAAGCATTGAGCAAATCTTGAAGTCTGACTGAATAATTCACAAGATTAGCATAGGCTTCTGTATCAACACCGCCCCTTACAGACATTAACCGCTCTCTTTGAGCGTTAATTTTATTTAATGCAGATTGGTAGGCGTTTTCTGCATTCACAATATTGTTTATGTCTGCTAATAGCTCTTTTTCTGCGGCAGCCTGCTCTTTCGTTGACTCCGCATCTCTGTGTTTGGCTTCGGCATAGTTAGAGCGTTCAACGATAGCATTATATTTATCCTGTTCAGAAGACATAAGTCTTAATAACTGGACTTGTTCTTCTTCAGAAAACTTGCTTCGCTGTGATGCATCGGTAAACATATCAAATGCCGTTTTTGTTCTGTTTAACCTATCGGCGAGATTATCAAACGCACCACTTGCAGAACTCCAGCCAGCACTTGTCAGAGTTACATCGTTTTGTGTGCGAGCAAGCTCGGTTAAAGCGGCATAATAATCCTTTACAGCCTGTTTCGCATCTTGAAAACTAACCTTTGCATCTTTTGCGGCATCCGATGCTCCGTTAACATCAATGTTGATTGATGTATCAGAGCTACTTATTGTTGCTTCTTTTGTATCTTTGAGAATTTGCAGCGCCTCTGTAAGTTGTGCTATTGCCTCGATAGAGCCCTTGCTTACGTGAATCTCGTTAAAGTTGGTTAGATTCGTCTGAGATAACTCTTGCAGTTTTGTTACGTTAATCTTGGCAATCTGTGGTAAATATGTAGCAAGATTGTTCAGAGACGCCTTGCTTACCTTCAGTTCGTTTAGTCCTGTAAAGTCAAATCTAAGCGAGTTCGTTCCGCTCGCTGATAATGCTTGTAATTGCTTCGCAAGGTAAACAATGTTTTCAATCGATTTTGTTCCGTAGCTACCAGCACCAATATCTGCAATATTACGAAATGCCTGAGATACTCCAAGTATTCTTGTACTATCCAGATTGGCGTAATCTGTCATTGCCTTTACAAGCTGTGTAATTGGTTCATATGCACTCTTGGCTTCCTCTGACATTCCAGCCGTTGCAGCTTCGATTTGCTGTAAAACATTTGCAATGCTTCCGCCACCAGTGCCGTCTACCGCTTTTACGCCATTTTGTTCGATACTGTCCAAACGACGAACAACGTCGGTTATGGTTTCTCCGAGATGCTCAAGTGACGCTGTAAAGCTCTGAACCATTTGCGAATCGAATAAGCCACCGTTTGCGTGGTAGTTTTCTTCCATTAAGGCGCTAAACTCTGTTTTTACGCGGAGTATTGCCTGTGACGCCGTCATACTACCATCGCGAATGCGCTCGAACAATTCTTCAAACTGATAGTCGTTATTTCCATAAACATCGTTGAGATTAACAGATTCTAAAAACGAGCGAAATTCTTGGACGGACTGTTGTGCCGTGCTCTTAAATCTTTCGAGTTCTTCTCTAAGAATATCAACTCCGCTACCGTGCGCGAATCTATCAAATTCTCCCTGTACACGACTTAGCTCATCTTCAGTTTGACGCAAGGTAGAATTAACCCTATCAATTTCCGCTTGGGAGGCTTGTAATGCATTTGTTAGACGCCGAATTTCTGCCTCGCCTGTTACTTTTACATTTACTTGTGGGTCTACGTGGAGCCCTAATTCAATTTCGTCAGCCATTACATCACCTCTTTATAAATCGTTAATAGTTATATCTGCGGCGTGTATGCGCCACAAACGATAAAAGTCTTCTTTCATCCCATACTGTTTATAATCGTCAACGCGCCTCTTCATATCTTCGAGGGGAGAAACCGAAGACATACTTGCCTCGTGCCCCCACCTGTTATAATATGGCACCGGCGCCCTCCAGTATGGTTTCCCGGGGTCAGGATGCCCCTCACCACTACCGGCACCACCGTGCCAACCGTGACGAAATACTTGGTCATATAATCCATCTTCGCCAGAGTATCCACTTCTAAACGGAGTCATCTGCTCTGGGTCGAACCAGATTTTGAGGCTTTCCGCTTTAATAGAAGTTTGCAAAATGTTATACAGGCTCTCGTTCCGGTCGTAATAATCCGGCGTATAACTCGCGTAGAAATCTTGAACCACAGAATTAAACATCGTTCGTATTCTATCTTCAACCAATACGAAAAACTCCTCTGCCGTTTCTCTAACAACTTGCTCAACGACCTCTTGTACGCGAGTTTTAATTCTGTCAATGTAGTCGTTAAGCCCGGTTGCGATATCCGAAATATTCTGAGACATCATTAACCCCCTTTCTCGTAAATTAAAATGAAGCATCCCCGAAAAGGGGATGCTCCGTATTATTTTGCTTTGAACATTAAAGCATATATGGTGTCTTTGATGGACTGCATCTGCGCTGTGTTAATAGCAGACGCTATGGTATCAAAAATATCGGTATTGTATAAAATTTCATATTGCTCTTCGATATCCTGTGGTAAATCGACGCAAGCATATCGAGTGACTATATTAACCCGAAATGCAAAATCCATCATTTCCGGGATAAATACGTCGTGAGCCTTGTCATAGCATCCATCCATAACGCTGTTAACGAATAGAGTTACCTCTTTGATTGGTAGCAAATAACGAATTGTAACAGCAATTCCGTGCCACAGGATGGTACGTTGTGACGGCTTGTTATGTGTTCGTAGCTGTTCAACCGATATTTTCTTTATCTTTTCCATCATCTTCACGATTTGCCATATAAGCTTTAATGAGCTTCTCCTCATCGATTCCACCATTAGCGATGGCACCGACCAGGTTCCTTACATCATCTGCACCAATTCCATCAAACAAAGAAGAAAGCTGTGTCTGGATGTTTTCGATTGAACTATACAGGTCAGAAACTTGCTTGTTGATAAGAGAAACATTCGCGTTTGCGATATTCTCAATCTTGGCATCGATAGCGGTTAACATCTCGTTAAACTGGTCTTTGTCGATATTAGAAAGAACAGTATGCCAGATATCGGATGAATATAATAAATCATACTTTTTATGTAAGTCGGAAGGTGTTGAAAGATTAGTATAAAGTTCAATAGCCATAGCTCTAATTGCATAGTCTTTGAGCTCGGGCATATATACTCCGACTGGCTCTGAAAAACAGGCTTTTACAGCGCTATCAACAAAGATAAGCATTTCCGATAAGGTTAAATTTCGTTTAATAACAACTCCAAGACCACACCAATCCACAGTGGTTGCGGGAGAGTAGTTTTCTTTAGTCGCATTTTCAAGCGCGTTAATCGAAATCTTTTTTGTTTTGTTTGCCATAATGCAAATCCTCCTTTAATTCACGGATTAAATGTAAATATTAGCTCTGTGCGCGGATGCTTCGCATCCGTAAAACACTGTAGCGTAAGTTTTGTTATATGTTTACAGTCGTCATCAACAACCATCCCACTTTCAACCAGTCCATCCAGCAAAAACTTTGGCACGGAATTGTCCAAATCGTGGCGGCGGTTCGTGGGGTAGTAGATGGATTGACTCAATTCACATTGTTCAATGTGCAGGTTAGCATAACCTTGGTCTTCAACAAACCACTTAATAAAGTCCTTCCATTTCTGCTTCAACCCGTTCATTGCCGGGCGCTTCATTATCATCCAAAAATTGATGCTCTCGTGATACGGGTGCTTAATCGGCGGAACCTTCGCTCGTGTATGTATGCCAAAGTAATATTTGGTATATCGGTTGAGAACATCGTTGTCGATAACAAGTTTAATAGTCTCTATATAAATCACCTCGCAGTGATGAAAAGGCTGCACCTCAAAGAGATGCAGCCTAACCATTTAGTTACTGAATGTCAATGTCTTCCTCATCGTCATCGTCTTCGTCGTAGAACATATCCTCGTCGTCATCGTCTTCGTCGTCAAAATCAAAAACAATGTCGTCTACCTGTTCATTGACTTCGCTCTGGGGTTCGCCCTTATTAACATCGTTGTCTTGTGCGGTATCCTCATTTGCTTTGACGCCACGAGACTCCAGAATCTGAGCGAAATAGATGCTGCCGTGCTCTGGGCAACAAGCCACATCTTGATAACGGAAAACATCATCGCTTACAACGGTTTTGCAGTATGGATATTCCACACCGCACACCTTGCATTTTCTGAATACGGTGGGCATACTATACTCCTTTCATTGCAAACGGGCTGCATTGTGCAGCCCGTTATTAACTATCGCGCAATTATTACGCCGAGACGGTGATTGCCTGTGTAGCAGTCTTCGTCACGCCACCCTCGGTGTAGCTGATAGTAATAGCAGTATCAGTAGCAGCAAGTGTGCCGTTTGGCGTGTATGTATAAGAACCAGCGTTCAGAGCAGCGGTGTTACCGTTCGCATAAGTAGCGGTTACAACCATACCGGCAGGAGCAAAGCTTTCACCAACGGTGTAAGATGCCTTTGTCGGAGCGGTTGTCACAGCGATGCTGGAAAGAGCGCTCGAAGCATCATCGGACGCACCATCACCAAAAATGGTGTAAGTCCAGAGAACGCCGTCAGCGCCGCACGCACCGGCAAGAGCCTCAGCCTCGAAGTTGTGAACGGTCTGATTGTCGCCCATTTCAAATGTGAACTCGCCATTGAAGTCAGCCTTCGGGATATAGAACTGAACATGATACACGTTCGCGCACTTGTCCTCGGCATAAGCGTCGATGTAGAGAGCGCACTTGTTAGAGTACACGTCGCTCCTGTTGTTGAGAGTGTCAGCAACAATCTTTCTTTCGTAATAAGCAACAAGCTCAGTGCCCGCAGCAATATCGGTGTGAAGCGTCAGAGCGCGAGTGCTGGGGTTGTAAGCAAAGTGACCCGCAGATGCGGAAACAGCCTGCTCAAGCTTTGTGCCGAGAGTACCGTCAGAATTTCTGACATAAAGACCGACAATCTCAGCACCGGAAGTACCAACAGCCTTATAGGTTGTATAAGTACCGTCGCCGGAAACCGTGATATAATCAGTCCACATGACCTTGGTCGCCTTGTTCTCAAAATTAGAACCGGTCTGCATCTCAAGCAGCCCGCCAGAAACCATACCGTTAGCGCCGCTGATAGTGACAGTCTTGTTGCGCTTAAGCGTAGCAAGCTTACGACCAGCCTTACCGGTGATTTCAGTCGTCTCCTGACCCTGAGCAATGGAGGCGTTCTGGAGCTCATCGAGAGTAAAAAGGTATTCGCCCGAAGTAGCGCCAAATGCGGTGATTTTTTCAAGGCTGGTAATGGTAATATCTTTCATAATACACTTATCCTCCTAATAGTTATTTGTGAGTAAGCCAATTCAAGTCGTCTTGGCTTAACTCTTTAGCGTTGATGGTGCCTGTATATACACCATACATTCTGTTGTCATAATCGACCTTCTTGATTACCTGTCGAACACTTTCGTTAAACTGATAAATAGAGAGTTCTCTTGTCCCCTCAAAATCATATTTGTACTGCTCTGTGTTGACCATTGCGATTATGAGCGATTCGAGTTGTGAATCTTCCTTGCGGGTTCTGCGCCGCAGTTTTTCACGTGCTCGCTCTAACATGAATCTTTTTGCTTCGTTATTAGCCGGTTTGCGATTGTTCCGTTCGAGGTGGTGAATTTTCCGTAAAACGGCTGCAATCTGACCGTGAACAGCACGGTCGATTTTTATATCATGCTCCTCGTCAAGCAAAACAATAGTCCCATTTTGCTCATTAACAGCCATCTTGAATTTGGATAGGTCTAAATCGCCGAAAATTAAACTTGTGTCCTGCGATTTAAGCCCGGCAAACATAAGCAAGAATAGCTCGTATTCGTTTATCGACATAAAGTCGATGCCTGCATCCTCCAGTTGAACCATTAAGTCCACCGGCATTGCCGTCAGGACGGAGACGAGACCGTAGTACGCATCCTCGTTATCGATGATTTGCCCGACAGTCGGGATGATAATATGTATGGAATCGTTAATCGCATACTGCTTCTCATAAAGCAAGTTAAGGGTAGACATTAACCCCGTTTGCGATTTGACGGAACTGGCTTAGTAGGGTCGTACTGCCTGTTGAAATCCTTTGCGTGGAATGTTAAGACCTTACCCTGATAGTCAGTCATTGGCGCGAAACGCTTGACCGAAAACAGATTGAGTTCGCCCAATCCGTAGTTTCTACTTCCGTTAATCGCTTTGCAAATTTCGGAACACAGCTTGTCTGTCCGCACACCACCTTCGGGCAGACGAAGTTTACTTCTATGTGTAAAAACCCACACATACAGCGTGGGTAAAAGATAGGTTTTATTCACCGACTCCTGAATATCGACGTCAAAGCAAATGAACGTCTTTCCTTCTTGAACCGTCTCGGGAACGTATTCGCACGGAAATACCTGCGAATATGCGAGTGTGTCTGCGTGTTGTAGCATAATCGAATCGTCCAGAAGTTTGACTATTTCTTCGTTCGTCAGCAAATCTTCCATAAGCTGATTTTTGTAATCAAAGAATTCTTGAAGCTGCAATTACAACCACACCTTCCTTCCTGTATCTTCTGACACGTTGTCGGTGTTAATAACCGCACCCTCCCCGTGGTCAACCTGTGTTGTTTTAGGGAAGTGTTTATAGAAATCAGCAATGCACAGTTGCTGGTTATCATCGTCAGTAGTGTTGACTTCCTGTAAAACGAATTTGAAAACGCCCTGGTTATTAAACGTGCCTCCGAGCTTAAACGGCTTCGTAAGCAAATATGCGAGCATAATAGAAGACGCAGGGTCGTCTATAAGAAAACGATTCTCGCGTCCAAATTTTACCGTCATATCATTGCGGGCGATTGTCATTGCAATACGAGAGTCTCCTCGTGTCACAACAAAGTTTCTATCCTCGTATTCGCCTGTAAGGTATTTTGTTCCGTCCTCGACAATACACCACTGTTCACAAATCTTATCATCATCTGACACCCACTTAAGCAGATAATTACACTGAATCATTTTAGCGCGTGTATACACGGTCGTATTAGCGTCTCGCTCTGTAACAAGCCAATGATTGCCCATCCAGTAAACGAGGTCGCCGTGACCAATATCGTCGTCCGGCAGAGAGAATATATACTTTTCGTTCAGGTTGTCTGAGTTAATGATAGCCACTTCTTTACTGATTGCTCCAGCTTTCATCTCTTCAGTTTCGATATTATATCCGTGTGCTTGGTCAAAAATCGTAACCGTTTGGTAAGAGAGGTTGTCGGGCACCCTCGTAAGAAGTTGTCTCTTTTCGCGCTTCAGTGCGACACCGCGTTTGGTTTCACCGCGACATTCAATCCTGTCTTGATAAGCATCCCATACACTCACTCCTGCAACCCCCTCTCAGCATAAATAGCCTTCAGCTTGTTGCAAAGACTGATTGCGTTGAACACCTCGCGTTTCACCTCGCGCACCGTGCATTCTGGATTATCAATTAAATACTGTAAAATCCCAAGTAATGAGAGATATACAGCATCGTTGCAAAGCTCTGGGATGAATTCCTTACATCCAAGTAGTTCTCTCTGTAAGCTCTGCATATATATAGACAGAGATGCGTCTTCTGCTTCTCGTATCGGGAGAATCTTAAAGAAACGATTTACGAGAGCTTTGAAATAGTTTGATAAAAGTTGAGAGTCCATCGGCACGCCAGCCGTAGTTTCAATCATCATATATGTAAATCAGATAAATCTCCGTGATTATAGCTATATTCACGAATCATCTGAACATAGTCTTTTTGTGCTTTTTCATACGCGTTCCCGATACGCATCAGCAATTCAGCAGGGGAGTATGTGGAAAAATCACGCGTATTCAGCGCGTTTTGAAGATTCTCCTGCTGGTAGATATACGGTTTTAGCCATTGAACAACCATACCCTCGGATATAATTTCTGCAAGTTC